CCACATGCGAGGGTGCTTCACTAATTTGTTCAGTGATTTGGTTATCTGAGCGTTCCGGTTCTTTGCGCGATGGCACTCATCAGCTATCAACGCGCCCCAGGTAATTTCTGCTAGCTCATTGACGTCCTGGCGGACAGCTTCATAGTTCATGAGCAGCATGGTCGGCTGCTCCGGCATGCCAGCCACCTCGTCCCGGGCCGCCCGGCGCTGCGCCGCCGTGCCCCAGCCCTCGACGACTCGAAGACCGGGAAACCATGTAGAAGATTCATCCACCCAGTGGGAGAGGACCGATTTGGGGGCCGCGGCCAGGGTCCGCCATGGGCCAGCCTTCCCCAGGGCCACCAGGGTGGTGGGCGTCTTGCCACTCCCAGCTGCATGCCCGTAGATGCAACGCCGATGTGACAGGAGAAACTCAACAGCCTCTTCTTGATACGGGCGCAACATGTTAGAAGATCCTTGCATTGGCGGAGTGTGCGGCTCATGATGGGCCGATGTCAACCGACGACCCCAGATTGATCGCCGAGAGTGTGTGCCCTGAGTGCGGCGCTCCGACCGAGGTCGTCGTGAAGATGAACGGGCCAGTTCGGTTGCCCACCTGCGATTGCTTGGCCGAGAAGGTGTGCGACGAGTTCTTCGCCCGCCTGGATCAGCAGCGACTCAACGACGGAGACGCGGATGCCCGATAGCGCTGTACGCAAGGTCAACGACGACGTGCTGGTCCACTGGGGCACCAAGGTGACTGACACCGCCCGCATCACCACGGTGAGCAAGAGCGACGGCTACTACGTCACCAATGCTTTCGATGACATCCCCCACCCCACTGGTTGCTTCGGAGCCTGGGTTGGATTTGATCAGGTTGACGACCCCACGAAGGCCGTGTGGATCGAGGCCCTGCTTCACAACGACGGGGGTGGTTCTGGTGAGTAGCGCCGATTTAGTACGGAGTGAACCAATGGTTGAGGGTGTCGATTTCGAGCGATGTGGCAGCTTCGGCTGCACCCTCATGAGAGGTCACAACATGGGCCGCCTAGACATCCCCGAGAACCACCGTCCAGCCGAACCGGTGTGGCCCCTCGACCTGTCCCACAGGCGTCTGTCGATCTTCACCGACAAGTGGTTGTGGGTGATCCGCCTCGAATGGAAGCCGCAGGATTGCTGGGTCGGGGTGTTCTGGAAACGGACCCCCTGGAGGTTCGATCTGTGGCCTGCCTGCTGCCGATGCTCCCTCTCCACGTCAGCCGGGAGGTGCGCTAATGGCCGACTTCTACGAGCAGTTCAAGATGGAACTCGACAAAGCCAACATCAAGGCCGACATGCCCGCCGCCAGGGTGGTCGGAGAGTGCCTCCGGGCAGCGAAACGGGCGCAGATGGCGCTTGAGCGCCCCGCCCTTCGTGAGTGGTGCGGCATCAAGGATGGCCCCGACGATCGTTTGTCAGGCATTCCTGTTGCTTCACCTGAGGTCTTCGACTGGCTCGCCTGTGACGAGGCTGGTTGCAACTCACCTCAGGACCACGCCGGGCACCTCGACGGCCCCCGGGAGGCGTGATGGGACGGTACGACGGTGAGGACTACGACCAGGAGTGCCCCTGGGCCGAACACGTCCCGGCACCAAACGGTTGCTGCCACAAGTGTGGTCGTCCGCTTTACCCACCCGAGCCCACGATTGTGGCAGGTACGACGACGATCTGCTCCGAGGTGCTACTCAACGACGGTTCGGGTGACGCTGGGACACTGGAGCCATGACGAAGCTCTCGTCCACCGATCCCGAGCCTCCCGTCGGGTCGGTAGTGGTTGATTGCGAAGGCCGCCGCTGGCGCAGATTCGAGGAGGGCCGCCGCTCCTGGGCCCAGGTCGGCGACGACATAGATGACGACACCGAATCATGGACAAGAGTCGCCGGAAACTACGGCCCGGTGCTCCTGATCGACGGGACCAAATCATGACCCAGGACGCCGGATCAGTCGCAGGGTATTGCCCTCACGGCGAGCCCTACGACGACAAGGACCCTTGCCCCGACGACCCTCCCCGGTACGCCGAATCAGTAGAACCCTTCTCGGTCAGCCTCGACGGTCACCGTGAGTTCGATGAGTGGCAACCCTTCGATGCCCGCAAGTCTGTCGTCCTGTCCCCGATGAAGTTCACGCTCGACGTTGAGCGGTATGGGCAAACGGTTCTGAGGATGCACGGCACGCAAATCGACATCATGCTCCCAGGGATCAACGCCCTTCAGGAACTGGTCGATGCGGCCAACAAGTGGGTCGAGCACGAGAAGCGGCAGGCCGCACACTCCGACGGTCCTGGGGAAGGCGACACCTTCGCATGCCAGCGGACCCTCCAGGACCCTGAGCATCGCCACGCAACGATGTACGAAGCCGCCGAATGCGAGCGACTGAACGACGGGAGCCAGCGTGGCGAAGATGCCTGAGATCCAGAGCGACGGGAGGATCGGCGATGGCGAAGGCTGAGGTCACCGTCCGCCTGGCCGACTACGACGAGGTCAAGCAGGCCCTCGCTCGGCTCATGGCGATGGTCGACGCCTTCATGCCGCCCTGCACCCAGTGCGGACAGCCCTTCCGAGAGAGCGCCTGCGGGCCAACCCACGCCGTGATCGCCGCCTACCCGCTCCAGCACCGGCAGGCCCGCTGGTGGACCGACCATTCCGACGGTGAGGACGGCGCCCGATGATGTTCAAGTGCATCGACTGCGGACGCATCTGGGGTCACGGCGACGGACCCGAACCCACCATCTGTGAGGACTGCCGACGCTGCCGAGTCGCTGCCGAGGTGGGCGAACAGTACGACGGTGATCCTCATGCCTGACAACGCCGACTATGTATGCCCCGGGTGCGGGGGCGACGAGACCCGTCACGAGACTGCCTGCCCTACCCGGTACTGCGAGCACGACCTTGACGAGGACGGCATCTGTGTCCTGTGCAACGTACTGATCGACGGCTCCCAATGAGCGCCGAGCGTGTGGCCCTGGAGCGATTGGTGGAGGAATGCGAGGCGGTCCTCGGACGCCTCGGAGAGCTGTCCGAGAAGGACCTGGAAGCCTGGCTCTACAACTGCTGGTACCAGGGCCTCATTGAGGCCAGGGCCGCCCTGATCGACGGGGTTGACCATGGTTGAGATCGTGCTGGCGGTAGCCATGGTCGGTCTCGGTTGGCAGTGCTGGCGGGCGCTCCGCTGGATGTATCTCGACACGATCGAAGACATTCGCTGGTACCGCTCCCAGAACCGTTGCCGCTACTGCCAGGCGCGACTCGACCCCGAGTTCACCGACATCGAGACGACCTTGTTCTACCGCCACCCCGAGGAGTACGTTCTTGAAGACTTCTCCGAGGCCGATCTCATGCTCAACCTAGAGGGCCAGATCCTCAACGCCCTGACGAAGCATGGCGGGCAGATCATCCAGGCCGGACCTCAAATGGACAGCCTCATCAAGGACTTCATCGAGGACGTACTGACCCACCCCGACCGCCGTCGCTGGGCCGCTGAGTACCTGCGCCGCCTGCAACTGATCGACGGGGTTGGAGAGGCGACGTGAGAGCCTTCACTTGGATGGACAGCTTTGCCCGGACCCTCTTCCCCGACCGTTGTCACCAGTGGCAGCTAGGCCCGTTTGGGACGGACTGGCGCTGCCTCAAGTACCGAAAACACGACGGCGACCACCTTTACGAGCCCGACTGCTGGGGCAACCACGACTTCGCCGCTATCTGGACGACGGTCGACCATCCGAGCGCGCGTATCGACGGGTCTATTTCAGAAGAAGGGAGCTGACGTGTTCAAGAGCCAGACCGATCCGGTGGCCCAGGAGCTGCTCGAGGAGGTGCGCCGGCTGTCCAAGCAAGTCGCTGCCCTCAAGGGCGAGCACGACGCCATCGCCGACCGCCGGAAGCTGGCCGAGGAGGCCATCGGACTGCGGACCGAAGTCGAGGAACTCAAGATCCAGAAGTCCCGCCGGGAGGAGGAGTCCGAGTGGGAGCGGAAGAAGGGCCGTGGACGAGGCCAAGATCACCGTGGCGGGAAGAGAACCTCACGGACCGAGGTGGGATCAGCTCCTCGGCGAGGTGGAGGCGGTCTGTGCTCTCGCCCGCTGACGAACGCCAGGGCACCCACTGGCAGAACTGCTGGCGCGCCCATCACGACTGCGCCATCAGCCTCCTCGACAAGATCCTCCGAGAAGACATGATTGGCCCCGAGGAGGCCCGCCGGCTCCTTGCCGAAGCCAGGGCCGAAGTGTGCCCCTGCTCCTGTCACAGGGCCGTACAGCCCGGTCTCGTGCCCTGCCCTCGGTGTTCATGAGACCCAACCAGTCCAGCCGGGCTGACGGCGCTGGGACAATAGGGCCATGACTTGGATTCAGGTCTACAGCTACGACGACCCATGCGCCTGGACCGCCGAGCTGCACCCCGCCGGATGGGGTGCCCAACTCGATCGACAACCGGGCGGCGCAGCGACACGGGTATCCGCCCCGACCCGATGCCTCGTGACCCGCCCACTCCAGCCGATCAGCGCGCTCTTGACAGCCCATTCGAGCGGGGCTAAATAGGTTGCCCCACCCAGGTGGCCCCGGCGCTGCTTGCGACAGCCCGGGGCCCGGCCGAGACCCCATGGAGGTCCCGACATGGCGCAAATCTACGCGCTCGAAGCACCCTCTGCCGACCCGTTCGATGCGGCATACATGGCCGCCGCCGGGTTCCTCGCCGGCTACAGCGGCACGACCCTCACCGGCTACAAGATCGACCTCCGAGGCTGGTTCGAGTTCGCCGCCCGGCACGACATCCCCATCTTCGAGGCCCGCCGCCCCCACATCGAGCTGTACGTCCGGAGCCTCGAAGAAGGCCTCTACCGGCCCGGGAAATGGCAGGGCGTCCCTTACGCCCGGCCGACCATCGGCCGCCGCCTCAGCACCATCTGCTGCTTCTACAAGTGGTGCGACGAAGAGGACCTGATCGTCAAGAACCCGGCCGCCCACGTCCGGCGTCCGAAGGCCGACCGCGTCTCGACCACCCTCGGGCTCGACCACCCTCGGGCTCGGCGCGTTCCTCGTCCAAGCCGGCCTCTCCTCCCCGAGAGACCACGCCCTGTGCGTCCTCCTGGCCATGAACGGCCTCCGGGTCAGCGAAGCCTGCAACGCCAACATCGAGGACATGGCCACCGGGAAAGGCCACCGCACCGTCACCGTGCTCCGCAAAGGCGGCTGGGACGAACTCATCCCCCTCGCGCCCCGCACCGCCCGAGCCATCGACCTCGCCATCGGCGAACGCTGCGAAGGACCGATCCTCCTCGCCAACAACGGCGGCCGCCTCAACCGAGGCGCCGCCTACCGCATCGTCAAACGCCTCGCCAAGAAGGCTGGGATCAACCACCGCATCAGCCCGCACAGCATCCGCCACGCCGCCGTCACCGCCGTCCTCGACGCCGGAGTCGACATCCGAGACGCCCAATTCTTCGCCGGCCACGCCGACCCACGGACCACGATCCACTACGACCGGAACCGCAAGAACCTCGATCGTCACCCCACCTACATCCTCGCCGCGTTCGTCGCCGGGGCCACCGGCGGTGTCAGCAACTAGCCGGGGCCCCATCACGCTGCTCAGCGGGCATTGGCCGAACCTCGGATAGGAGGTCGAAATGGCTGAGCGTACCCCGCCATGGATGGTCGCCCTGGAGGCACAGCTCGACCTGATCCGCTGGTCCGACAGCCGAGCCTGCCACGACATCGTCGAGAGTCAGCTCGGCCTCGAAATGGCCTATCACGGCGGCGGTGAGAACGGACCATGGGAGCCCAGCTATCTCGCCTGGAAGCCCGAACACGTCATCGGGCTGCTCAAGGACAGCTGGCTCCGAGGCGCCACATACTGGATCGCCCCAGAGATGGTCGACCTCGTCCTCGCCGCCGGCAAGAGCATGCCCGGTGTCAACTTCACCCCGGACCACCTTCCTTCACCATCAGGCTTCGCCTACTTCGCCAAGGACTGGTTCATCGAGGGCCAGTCCATCGCGCCCGTAGCGGCCTCCTCGCCGACAGGGATGCACGTCATCGCCATCTCATGGAGCACCACCGAGCTCGCCAACGGCGAGGTCGGCGCCTTCGTCTGCCTTCACGACGACATCAGTCGCGTCCGCCAACCCGGTGATGTCCATGTCCCCGACCCCGTGCCCGCCCGATACGAGGAAATCCCGTTCGGCCAGCTGAGCCCAGGGGCCGTAGAGAGCGTGACTCACGGCGTCCTCCTCAGCTACTGGATCCTGTGCCAGCAGCGGGTCGCGTCGATCAGCCGCGGGCACGTCGATCGTGGGCGTCGACGCCGGGCCGAGCGTCTCGGGCTTCCCCTCGACGTCGAGGACGGCATCCGCGTCGTCACGCTGCGGCGACAGGCACCGTCGAAAACCGAACCATCCGCCGAGGGGCAGCACACCGAGTGGTCGTGCCGCTGGGTAGTCGACGGGCACTGGCGCCAGCAGTGGTACCCCTCCAGCGAGGAACACCGGCCAGTGTGGATCGCGCCGCACGTGAAGGGACCTGATGATGCCCCCCTCGTGTTGAAGGACCGCGTCTACCGCTTCGTCCGGTGACGTCGGCCCGACTGCTGGGCGGTTTGTCCCGGTTTGACCCCATTTCGGCCGATCTCCCACCCTGTTTGGGGAAACCGTCCGGCGTGCGCGTTCGGCTACGTGGGGGTGCGACAAACCGGACAAAGGTGACGAATCCACCCCCCCATAGTGGGGCGATTCGGACATTCGGGGACAGGTCGGGCCGGGCATGTCGGGCGAACCGGACATCTAGGGCGTGTTGACGACCAGCCGGCTGGTCTGACGCCAGACCAGCCCGACGTCGGTGGCGCGGGCGGTGCTGGCCAGGGTGCCGACCAGCTGGTTGCCGAGGCCGGGGAGGCCTTCGGCGTACGACTTGAGCCGATCGAGGAACGGCGCGGCGGCGAGGATGGCGTCACGGACAACGGCGGGTGTGTCGACGCCGCCCTGGTCGTCGGACGCGATGCTGACGGCCCACTCGATCGTGATCTCGTCATCGTCGAAGAACTGCCCGGGCGTCGCCACCAGGAGGTGTGTGGTCGCTGGTGAATATACGGCCAGCCAGGGGGCATTCTCGGCCTGGAGGACGTCGGGGTGCATGTGGCGCCAGTCCATGTAGTCCGGGGCGATGGCCCGGGCGATGTCGGCCAGGTCGTCGGCGATGGTGTCGCACAGGTCGACCACGTTCGGGGTGTCCATGCTCGGAATGGTACGTCCCTGTCGCACCACGGGGTTACGTTGCGGGCCTTGGAGATCGCAGCGTGGCGCCGGTCGGCGGCCTGCCGAGACATGGGACCCGAGATCTTCTTCCCGCCGAAGTCAACGGTGGAGGCGGAGGCCGAGGCGAAGAGGATCTGCGTCGGCTGCCCGGTGCGGATGCCATGCCTGGACATGGCCATCGACGAGGGTCTCGCCGGCGGGGTGTTCGGGGGAGCCAACGACGATGAGCGGGCCCGGATCGCCCGGCGCCTGCAGCGGCGGGTCTGGATGATTAGCTCCGGGGCGGTGCATCAAGTGCACCGGATGCACCGGCCGCTAGCAGTCGGGGACGCTGTCGATCGTGGCGCCTGACCTACCCACCGAGTTCATGACCCCCACCGAGGTGGCCGTCCTCCTGCGCGTCCACCGGACCACCGTGCTCCGCTGGGTCCACAGTGGCCGCCTCGCCGCCATGACCATGCCCGGCGACGTTCGGCGGGCAGCGACCGTGCGCATCGCCGTCACAGAAGTCCGGCGGGTCATCAACGGCGAGAACGGCCTCGCCGACGAGCTGGCCCAGTGGATGACCCGCCGCCAGCTCGACCGGGCCCCCGACCTGTGCCCACGGTGTAGCCGGCGCAGCATCGACCCGGCGTCGGCGGCGGCCTGGTGCACGTCCTGCACCAGCGAAGCGCAGATCGCCGAGGACGAACGCCGAGAGCGGGAGAAGGCCCGGCAGCGGCGCTGGTGGAACAGCCACGGCCAGGCGTGGCGGGAGCAGCGCCGCGAGGCGGCCAAGCAGGAGGAGGCGGAGGCCAGTGCCTGACAGCGAAGGGAACCGGCGGGGCTACCGCTTCAAGAACCAGTGGCGGACAACCGACAAGCAGCAGCTCCTCGCCCGGGACGGCGGCTGTGTGCTCTGCGCCGCCGAAGGGGTCGTCAATATGGGCAGCGACGGGAAGGGCAAGGGTCTCATCCAGGGCCACGTGGTGCCCGAGCGGATGGGTGGCGGGAACGACGTCGACAACAAGGTTTTGCTCTGCCCACGGCACTCCGGCCAAACGGACGGTGGGCGCCGCTACCGTCAGCCAGGAGGCTGACGATGGGTGCCCGAGGCCCGCTCCCGCAGAGCAACGTAGTCCGTCTCCGCCGGGCCAACCCGGGCGGGAAAGCCGCGCCGGCGCATCCTGTGGTCCCGGCCGGTCCGATCAAGGCGCCGGGCAGTCTCAACGCCGGCGGCGGGGTCCTGTTCCGGAAGAAGGCGAAGGAGCTTCAGGCCGCCGGCCTGTACTCACCGGCCGACGATCTGGCGCTGGCCCTCGCCATTCAGCACTACCAGGTGGCCGTCGCGGCGTCGAAGAAGATCCTCGAAGAGGGGGCCGTGGTGAGGGACCCGGGCCATCAGAACCGCCTGTCGCGCAACCCGGCAAGCGACGCGCTGCGGCTCCACTCCGCCTCGTTCCTCGAGTACGCCAAGCAGTTCGGGATGGTCCCGGTCGCCCGCCTCCGGACGACGTTGGCGGTGGAGGAACCCGACCCGTCCGATGACCTGTTTGATACGTGACCGCCGCCGGCGGGCTGGTGGTGCCGGTGGGGTGCCGGCCGCTGATCCAGACGCCGCCGCCGGTCGACGTGCCGGGTGCCTGGTTCGACGAGGCGGCGGTGGACCGGGTGGTGCGGTTCTTCGCCCAGCTGCGCCACATCAAGGGGGAGCTCGGCGGTCACCTCCTCGTCCTCGACGACTGGCAGATCGAGTACCTGATCGCCCCGGTGTTCGGCTGGAAGAACGCCCAGGGGTACCGGATCGTGCGCGACGCGTGGTGGGAGATGCCCCGCAAGAACGCCAAGGCCTTGGCTTTTGACACGCCTGTTCCGACGCCTGATGGGTGGACAAACCACGGTGCGCTCGAGGTTGGCGACGAGGTGTTCACCGACGAGGGACGGGTCACCACGGTCGCTGGCGTCACGAACACGATGTGGGGCCGGCCGTGCTACCGGGTCACCTTCTCCGACGGCGAGTCGCTCATCGCTGACGCAGGCCACCTCTGGCGGACCCAGATGCGCAAGCAAGGGCTCCAGACCGAGGCGACCGGTCTTCACACCACCCGAGAACTCGCCGAGACGGTCACCTACGGGCCCCGCAACGACCGGAACCACGCAGTGACCATCGCCGGCGCTCTCGAGCTGCCCGAGGCGAAGCTGGTCGTTAACCCCTACGTCCTCGGTGCCTGGCTCGGCGACGGCACGACGGCGGGCGGTTCGATCACGTCGGCTGACCAAGAGGTCATCGACCAAATCATCGGCGCCGGATACAGGGTCGTCAAACGCAAGGCCTCCTACCTGTGGGGCATCTACGGCCTCCTCGCCGAACTGCGAGACCTCGGCGTGCTCGGAGCGAAGCACATCCCCACCGAGTACCTGCGGGCATCGGCGCCGCAGCGGCTAGCTCTCCTTCAGGGGCTCATGGACACCGACGGCACCGTGAGCCGAAGGGGCGTCAAGCACAACATCACCCAGTGCATCTACACCAGCACCTCGATGCGCCTGGCGGCGGACGTCGCCGAACTGGTGCGCTCCCTCGGCTTCAAGGCAACCGTACGGGAGACACGGGCCACCCTCAGCGGGAAGGACTGCGGCCCCGTCTGGGACATCGCCTTCACCACCTACGCCGACCGGCCAGTCTTCCGCCTGACCCGCAAGCTGCAACGTCTCGCTCCACCGCCAGTCGCCCGACGGGCCCGGTCGCGCAGCCGCCAGGTCGTGTCCGTCGAGCCGGTCCCGTCGGTGCCGGTGAAGTGCATCCAGATCGCCGACCCCCACGGCATGTACCTCGTCGGTCGGTCGTTCGTCCCGACCCACAACTCGACGATTGGGTCGGGGGTCGGCCTGTACCTCCTCTCGGCGGACCGGGAGCCGGGGGCCGAGGTCTACGCGCTGGCGGGAGCCAAGCGTCAGGCGCGACAGGTGTTCGACCCGGCCCGGGCGATGGTCCGCTCCGGCAGCAAAGACATCCGCGACCGGCTGCTGGTCCACCGCAACGTCATCGAGTACCGAGAGACCAACGGGTTCTTCGAGGTGCTGGCCTCCGACGCCGGTCTCCAGCACGGCCTCAACGTCCACGGCGCCATCGTCGACGAGGTCCACGTGCATAAGACCCGCGACCTGATCGACGCGGTCGACACGGCGACCGGCAGCCGGCGCCAGCCGCTCATCATCTACATCACTACCGCCGACGAAGACGACCGCACCTCGATCTACGACGAGAAGCGCAGCTACGTCGAGCGTCTGGCCGACGGGATCATCGTCGACCCCTCGGTCTACGGGGTGGTGTTCGCCGCGGCGGATGACGCCGACCCGTTCGCCGAGGCGACGTGGGAGGCGGCGAACCCGGGGATCGACCGGTCGGTGATGCGGAACTACCTGGCGTCGAAGGCGCTGAAGGCGGAGAGTTCCCCGGCGTTCCTCCCGACGTTCAAGCGGCTCCATCTCGGGATCCGGTCGCGGCCGACGACGGCGGTGTGGCTGGACCTGGAGGCGTGGGATGGGTGCCCCGGGTTCCTCGATGAGGACTTGTCGGGCGCGCCGGCATGGGGAGGCCTCGACCTCGCGTCGAGCGCCGACTTCGCCGCATGGAAGATCGCCATCCCCCACGACGACGGCACCGTCACGGTCCTGTCCCGCTTCTTCTTGCCGGAGGTGGCGTTGGCCCGGCGGGGGGAGATGCAGGCGACGATGCGAATGTGGGCGGCGGCCGGCTACCTGACGGTGACACCGGGGAAGACCACGAATTTCGATGTGATCAAGGCGCAGATCATCGTCGACGCCGCCGCGCTGGACCTGCGGGCGGTCGGTTACGACCGGTGGAACGCCATCAAGGTCGTCCAGGAACTCGAGGATGAGGGGATCCGCATGGTGCCGTATCCGCAGACCATCGCGGCGTTGTCGGCGCCGGCGAAGAACTACGAGCGGCTCGTCAACGAGCGGAAGCTCCGCCACGGCGGCAACCCGGTGTTGCGGTGGATGGCGACGAACGTGGTGCCGGTGTACGACTCGGGGGAGAACGTGAAGCCGGACAAGGCCAGGTCGAAGGACAAGATCGACGGGGTGGTGGCCGACGTGTTGGCGATGAAGGCGATGATGGACGACGAAGGCACCGCCGATTTCGCCATCTTCCTCGGCCAGCCACAGGCGCCGGCGCCGGCGGCCGGTGGGGAGGCATCGTGACCTCCGCGCCGGACGGGGCGGTCCACCTCTGGTTCGGTCTGACGTATGCCAACTATCAGGTCCTTCCCCGGACCCTGCTTCAGTCGATGCCGCTGGAGTGGCAGGACCGCTTCGTCGCCTGCCTCGAGGAGTTGCAGGAGGCCTTTTGGCACGTCGACCAGGCCGACGCGTTCATGGTGCGAGCGAAGGACATCAATGGCCGGTTCATCGCCGACCCGGTGCCCCACTACAGCCGGGGCCGGACCTTCGTCTCGCCCCGGGTCAAGGAGAAGGCGCACCAATGACCACGTCGATCCTGTGCGCCGCGCTGGTCGGCCTGGCCGCCGCGCTGGTGGCGGTGTGGCTGTCGCTGCGCACCACGACACGCCTCATGGTGCTGCTGGAGGAGTCCGAGGCGGCCCGGGCAGACGAGGCGGCCGGCCGAGCGGCAGCGGAGGTGGCCGCGGCCCGGGCCCGGGGCGCGCAGACGCGGCATCGGCTGGCGGCGGAGCGGGCGGCGGAGCCCCGGTCGTGGTGGGCGACGATGCGGCGCCAGCAGCTGATGGTGCACCTGACGGATGACACGACGATCAGGGGGGTGGTGCTCGAGGTGACCGACGATGGGGTGTTGCTGACCGCGGCGGAGTACCTCGGGGACCGCAATGTGCCGCTGGGTGGTGAGGTGTTCGTGGCCCGGGAGCGGGTGGCGTTCACGCAGGTGCCGCCCCGGGCGGGCCCGGCCACGAACGGGGCGGCCAAGCGCTAGCCCACCCGCACCATCAGGGCCGTGCAGGTCCTGTCGGCCGCCGGCCAGCTCGAGCAGATCCGTCAGCGGTCCTACCCGCTGGGTGGGATCGACGTGCAGCAGATCCGGTCGCCGGGAGCCCAGTCGATTCCTCTGACCCGGCTACCGACCGGCGAGATGCGGATGCTGGCGTTGTCGCGGGTGTACCGGACCAACCCGCTGGTGTACGCCTGTTGCCACCTCCTGGCCCGCGGTCTGTCGTCGATCCCGGTGCGGAGCTACACCGCGGCCGCCAACGGGGAACGGCGCCGGGTCCGGTCCGACCTCCCCCCGGACAGCTCAGCCCGGCCGCCCGCCGCCGGGCTGGCGCTCGACCGGTTGTTCCGCCAGCCGGCGCCGAGGGTGTCGCGCCGCAGGCTGATCTTCCGGGCGATGATCGACGTCTGCGTGTTCGGCAACGCCCTCCAGACGTTCAACTGGGGGAACTACGGCCCGGACGAGTTGTGGCCTGTGCCGTGGCGGCGCATCCGGGTCGTCACGGAAGACCCGATGTCGGTGCTGTGGTGGGAGGCGTGGGGCGCCGGCGGGAGCCGCATGCTCGCCCCCGAGGAGTGCGTGCACATCACCTGGGGGGATGACCCGGAGTCGGTCGTCGGGGTGTCGCCCATCGAGTCGTTGCAGTACACGATCGCGCTGCACAACGCCATCGACCGGCACCTCGTCTCCTACTACGGCAACGCGGCGCGCCCGTCGGGGATCCTGCGGCTGTCGCAGATGCCGAAGGACGACGACGTGGAGCGGATCCGGGAGCAGTTCCGCCAGCTCTACACGGCGCCGGAGCAGTCCGGCAACGTGATCATCACCAGCGCCGAATACCAGCCGATCGCAGAAGCGACCGGGGTCCCGACCCTCGTCGAGCTGATCCGCCTGTCCCGCGAAGAGGTGTTCGGGGTGTACGGCGTTGACCCGCCGATGGTGGGGATCTACGACCACGCCATCAAGGCCAACATCGCCGAGACCCGCGGGAAGTACGTGCGAGACACCCTCGGGCCGTGGGCGACGCTGTTCGAGGACGAGTGGTGGGCGCAGATGATCTCCCAGAATCCGCTGTGGGACTACCACTGGTCCGAGTTCGACCTCGACGAGCGGCTCCGCCCCGACCTCCTGGAGCGGGCCCAGGCCTACGCCCAGATGGGCCCCACCTACACCCCGAACGAGCGGCGCCGGAAGGAGAACCTCCCGGACCTGCCATACCCCGAGGCGGACACCATCTGGGCCGGGTCGGGCACGATCCCGCTCGGGTTCGGGACACCGACGACGACCAGCGGCGTCGAGGGCGACGACGACATCGCTGACGGCGAGCTGCTGCCGGGCGGCGGCGACCCCGATCCCGACGACGTCGACGACGAGGAGGACTGAGAATGGCCGAGCGGGGCCGGCCGACACCGGGCCGGATTGTCCATTACCAGACCGACGGCCGGGGCGGGTTCCGGTACATCCTCCCGGCGATCATCGTGGTCACCGAGGAGAACCACGCCGAGGGCAGCCCGTTGGAGGCGCCGGCGGGGTCGACGGTCCACCTCCGGGTGTTCTCCCCGGGGGTCGACTACGCCGAGCTGTCCGTCCCCTACGACGACAGCGACGAGCCGGCGCCGCGCACCTGGCACTGGCCACCTCTGGTCTGAAGCCGCTAGCCGGTTGGGACCCTCCGGGGCATGGCTACGGCTGCCGCTCCTCCCATCGCCCGGCGCAGGATGCGCGCCTCGGTTCGTGCCACACCCGATGTCGGGGAAGGCACCTTCGAAGCGATCGTGTCGTCCTACGCCGAGACCTACGAGATCGGCTGGGGGTGGACCGAGCGCATCGTTGCCGGCTGTTTCGCCGACTCGATCGCCGAGCACCCGACGATCCCGATCTGTTGGAACCACCAGTGGAGCGCCGGCCCGATCGGTCACGGCGCCGCTCAGGAACTCGACCTCGGCCTGATCGTCCGGGGGGAGCTGTACCTCGATCTCGACCCGCTGGTGCAGCGGGTGTGGCGGTCCATGGTCGCCCGGGCCGTCGAGGAATGGTCGATCGCCTTCTTCCCGGAGCGGATCGTCAACGACGAGGAGGAGCCGTACTGCGACCTGATCGAGCGGGGCGACCTGATCGAAGCGACGGCCTGTTTCCGGGGTGCGAACCCGGGGACGGAGACGCTGGACCTGCGGGGTGCCCCGGTCGTGACCGTCGACGGCGACGCCAAGGCTGAGGTGGTGCGCCTCCGGAAACTGTTCTCGGTGCCGGAGATCCCGGCGGCCACCGTGACGTCGACTACAGGTTCGCTGGTCATCAACGGCGTGCCGGCCACGGCCGGGACCACGGCCGTCGAGGTCCGCGTCGGCGGCGCCGCTGCCCCTGGTGGCGAGGCGGCCGAGTCGCCGCCGACGCGGGACCGTCTCGTCCGGGCCCGGGCCCGGCTGGCGAAGCTCCGCTCCGACGACACGCCCGGCGAGTCGCCGGAAGAGGCGGGGATCCTCGACGAGATCCTCGACGAGCTGGACGCCGCCGAAGCGGCCGACACCGAGGCCGCCGAAGCAGGAGCGGCTGAGGTCGCTGACGAGGTCCCAGCCGCCGACCCCGCCGCAGTGGCCCTCGGCAGCCGTTTTTTCGCTACCCGCGCTGGCCGCGACGCCATGCGGGCCCGGGCCAGTTCCGCTAGCGGTTCTCCATCCTCACCCACCAACAGCACCACACCCGTTTAGGAGGGGACATCACATGCCCGACATCGTTGACGTCGAGGGTGACGTCCTCAAGCTTCGTTCTGAGATCGACCGGCTGAACAAGGAAGCGGTGGAGAAGCGCGCCGCGGCCGACAAGCTTCGTCAGGACATGGCCGATTCGGGGGTCAACCTCTCCTCGCTGCATGAGGATGACGTGGACGCCTTCGAGAAGATCGACGAGGCGTACAAGGAAGCCGACCTGCGGGTCGACCAGGTCTGCGAGTTGCGTAAGCGGCTCGAGCGGACGTTCGGGTGGACCGGCCGGGCCAACGGCGCGGGCGGGGCGGGGACTGGCCCCGCCGGTGGCGGCCCCGGGGCAGGCCCGGGTCTGGCGCGCCGCACCACGGTCGGGCGGCGCATCGTGGAATCGGAGGCGTACCAGACCGTGAAGCGGTCCGGGGCCGCCAGCATGGCCGAGGCGCAGGTCCGGATGGGTCCGGCGACGGCCTACACCCGCGACGAGTTCAAGGACCTGATCCGCCAGCGGGCCGGTCTCGACCTGACATCTGGTCAGGCGATGGTCACCCCCGAGTTTTCGCTGATCCCGCCGGTGGAGCTCCCCGTCCGCCAGGTCCGCCTCATCGACCTGATCAACGTGGAGACGACCGACAGCGACGCCGTGGTGTGGACGAGGCAGACGGTCCGCACCCTGGCCGCCGCCCCCACCGCCACCGGGGTGAACGCCCCGCAGGCGACGTTGGCGTTCGAGCGGGTCACGAACAACGTGAGGCGGATCCCGGTGCTGCTCACCGCCCCGAAGGAAGTCCTCGCCGACGAGGGTCGGGTGCAGGGCATCCTCGACCGCCAGTTGATGACCGACGCCCGGCTCACGGTCGAAGCGCAGGTCCTCAATGGGAACGGGTCGGGGGAGAACTTCGACGGGATCCTCCACACCGGTTCGATTGGTTCGCTGGCCCAGGGCGACGTCGCCGACGAGTACGCCCTCGACGCCATCCACCGGGGCATCACCTACGTCCGTCTCCACCTCTTCGAGGATCCCGACGCCATCGGTCTGCACCCTGTCGACCTGGAGAAGATCATCCTGCAGAAGGATCTGCAGGGCCGCTACATCTTCTCGCCGACCGAGGACCAGGCCAGCATCTGGGGGTTCCCGGCGGTGGCCACCCCGGTCTTCACGGCCGGCACCGGCCTCGTCGGGAACTTCCGCATGGGCGCCACGATGTGGCTCCGCGAAGACGTGGTCATCACCGCCACCGACGGGTACACCGACGTGCCGAGCGGCGTCAACTACTTCTCCGCCGGGCTGGTGGCCATCCTCGCCCAGATCCGAGCCGCCTTCGCTGTTGAGCGCCCGTTCGCGTTCTGCGAGGTCAGCTCCCTGGCCAGCGTCACTCCCTGATGAAGGGGACGTTCCGGGTTCCCGAGCGTATCTACTCGGCCCCGGATGAGTTCGGCTACCGGCAGCTCCTGCACGGCGCGGGTGACGAGATCCCTTGGGCGACTGCGGTTGCTGAGGGGCTCGTCGCCGGAGATGCCGTCCCGGCCGAGGCGGTGCCGTTCATCGTGCCCCACAACGTGTTCGACGAAGCGCCCGGTGGAGGCCGCCGGCTGATGCACCGCGAAGGGACTGTGATCTCCTTGGCTGACGCTGTCCGTCTCGGGCTCGTCGCTCCTCCCGCCGACGTGGCCGCCGAACCCGCCCCTGACGTCCCCGAGCCGCCGGTCGAGGCGGCGGAGGTGGAACCGTTGGTGACCCCGCAGGTCGGGAAGCGGGTGCGGACCACCAAGCTGCCGAACCCGAAGACCTAACCGTGCGTGCCGTCGTCGGCCGCCCCACGACGCTGACGGTGATGGTCGCCGACGCGTTGGGGAACCCGACCCAGGTCGACGTTGACACGGCCGTGACCGTCGACATCTACGACGGCGCCGGTGTGGCCGTCCTGGCCGGCGGGGTGGCCACCGACGATCCGGTGGCCGGCGTGTACACCTACGTCCTCGAACCCCGGGCGGAGCTCGACACGTTCGACGTGGTCTGGCATGCCACTGTCTCCGGCTACGACGAGACGATCACCGACACGCTCCGCCTTGTCGGGAACCGTGTCCTGTCCCCGGCGGACATCGCGGCCGACGATGTCCTGCAGTCGCTCACTCCGGCCCGTCGGTCGGAGGTGCTCGACTCGGTCGAGGATCTCCTGGCCGACGTGATCGGCTACCCGGCGGTGCTCGAGGGGATCCGGGTCGACTGGGACGCCCGGCGGGGAACGTTTGCCGAGGCGTCGTCAGGGTCGATCATTACGTCGGGGGTCGGCTCGGCCGGCGGCGGCGGGGAACGTCTCGTTGTCCCCGGTATCGCCCGGCCCCGCCAGGTGTTCTCCCTGTCCGTCAACGGGGCGCCGGCCGGCGTCGAGGTGGTGGCCGAGTTCCGGCCCGGCCCCGGCTATCTCATCTGGTCGGGGCAGCGGGCATGGCCGGCCGGGCACTACGAGATGTGGCTGTCGCATGGGATGCCGTTCGTGCCGGGTGACCTGCGCGACGCCGCCGCCACCCTGGCCCGCTACACCGCCAAACGGAAGATCACAGCGGGGAAGATGAACTCGCTGCTGCCGGAACGGACAGCGTCGCTGACCACCGAAGGTGCCGTGATCGTGTTCGCGGTGCCGACCCCGGAGCGGCCCACCGGCCTCCCCGAGGTCGACTCCGTGCTGCGCCGCTATGCCTCGACGGTCGTGATCTGAGGTGGCCGCAGCGTTGGTTGATCTGCGACCCGGCCGCCTCGATGTCCATCATCGACGGGGTGACCCGGCGACGTTCCAGGTCACCATCCAAGAGGGCGGCGAGGCAGTCGATATCTCCGGGCGGACCTACCGGGCGCAGCTGCGTCGCAAACCGGCCGCGACGGTCTCCGCCGAGTTGACGGTCACCGCCACCGACCCCGAGAACGGCGTGCTCGTGGTGGTGCTGGCCGAGGACGTGTCCCTGTCCCTCTCCGGGCCGTACGCCTGGGACTTCGAGCAGATCATCGCCGGGCAGCGCCGCACGATCCTGGCCGGCGCCTGGACCGTCGACGACGACGTCACCCGGGACGAGCCGTGACCATCATCGATCTTGTCGCCGGCGAGGTCATCGTCGACATCGGCCCGGCCGAACCGATCGTCACGGTCGTGGGTTCCGGCGGCCTCGGTCCGCCCGGCGCGACTGGCCCCACCGGGGCGGACTCGACGGTCACCGGCCCGACGGGCCGGACCGGACCCACCGGCGGCACGGGCCCCTCCGGCGCGACCGGGTCAACTGGCGTGGCCGGCGGAACCGGACCCACCGGCGGGACCGGCGCCGCGGGCGCCGCCGGCCAGCAAGGCCCGACCGGGCCGACCGGTGTCGCCGGCACGACCGGCCCTACGGGTTCGACGGGCGCGGCGGGGACCACCGGCGGCACCGGCCCGGCCGGCGGCCAGGGCCCCACGGGGTCGACGGGCCCCACCGGCACCGCTGGTTCTGCCGGACCCGCCGGAGCTGCGGGCCCTACCGGCCCGACCGGATCTACTGGCGCGACCGGCGCCGACTCGACGGTGGCTGGCCCCGCTGGCGCCACAGGCCCGCCCGGGGCGGCGGGTCCCACCGGCTCGACCGGCACGGCAGGTTCCGCGGGCTCGGCCGGCGCCGCGGGAGCCACGGGCCCGACCGGGGTCACCGGCCCACAGGGCGTGATGGGTTTCGACGGTGCCCCCGGTGCACAAGGTCCGACCGGCCCTGTCGGCGCGACCGGCGGAGCGGGCGCTACGGGAACAGTCGGCCCGACCGGGCCCACCGGCGCCGATTCAACGGTGGCCGGCCCTGCGGGCGCCACAGGCCCGGCCGGGGCGACGGGTCCCACCGGCGCTGATTCAGCGGTTCCCGGCCCCACCGGCCCGACAGGAGTCGCCGGCACGACCGGCGCGGCGGGCCCGACCGGCCCCACCGGAGCGACGCTCCCTCACCATGCGTCCCACGAACCGGCCGGCGCCGACGCCATGGCGGTCGACGCCGCCGCGGCCACCGGAAGCCTCCGCACGCTCGGCACCGGCCCCGCCCAGGCCGCGGCCGGAACACACGCGCACACGGGCACATATGTCGCGCAGTCTCTGTTCGACGCGGCCGGGGATCTCCTCACCGCCACGGCCAACGACACCCCGTCGAAGCTGTCGATGGGCAGCGCTCTCCAGGTGCTCCGGGTCAACGCCGGGGCGACGGCGTTGGAGTACGTCACACCCATAGCGTCGGCCGTCACCTTCACACCGACTGGAACGATCGCTGCCACCGACGTCCAGGCCGCCATCGCCGAAGTTGCCGCCGAAGCCGGAGGTGGGAATGCCATCTTTGGGGATGGCTCCGATGGGGTCGTCGATTTCGATGGCACGACCACCGTCCTTGGCCTCGCCCCTTCGAGCGGGGTCTACACGCTGACCAGAGACGTCCTGCTTGCCGGGGGGTCTCAGGTGTCTGGATCCGCTGTTGTGAAGACGGGCGGGTTCCGGATCTTCTGTAAAGGCACGTTCACCGTCGGTGCCAGCGCTGCCGTCCACCACAACGGCAATAATGCGTCGGGATCGAGCGCCGGAGCCGCCCTCACCGCGAACACAATCGGTTCCGGAAGTGGTGGAGGCAGCGGGTCGGCAACGAATGGCGCGACTGCTGGTAGCCGATCCAACGCACTCGGGGGCGCCGGGGCGGCGGGCGGCGCTGGGGGGACTGGTACAGCCGGTGCAGGCGGTGCCGCTACACAGATACTCGCCGCCCAAGGTTCGATCCGATTCGTCCCGAACGCAGTGATGGGAGCCGTCACCCACTCCGGCGGCTATCAGTCCGTATTCGGTGGCGCTGGCGGTGGCGGCGGCGGCGGCGACGGCACCAACGCTGGCGGCGGTGGCGGTGGCGGCGGTGGCGTCCTGATGATCGCCGCTAAGGGCATTGTCAACAGCGGGACTATCTCCGCAAACGGAGGAAACGGCGCCACCCGGGCAACGGGGAATGTTGGAGGAGGCGGCGGCGCCGGGGGCGGACTTGCGTTGGTTGTTTACAACACGTTCAGCGGCAATGCGCCCACAGCGAACGGTGGCACGAAGGGCAACGGCGTCGGCACCGGATCCAACGGCACCGACGGGGCTGCGGGGCTGGTCGTCACCCTGGTGAACGCATGACCGGCCGCGACAGTTCGCCGGATCAAACTCAGATATCGGGCGGTACGGTGGGTCAACTCCCCGTCCCGGCAGGCGGGCCACGCACGGCCCTTCTCCTCCGGGGCGGGGAGCCTTGGGGTCGCTAGCCGTCGTCCACCATCGGGCTCATGGCGACCTACCACCTCGACGAGGCGTTCCACGTCTGCGACGGCGACGACGAGTTCGACTGGCCCGCCGGGCCGGTGACCCCGGCCAGCGACGCCGAGGAACGGGTCCTCGCCGGGATGGCCGCCCGGGGCCACGCCACCCTCATCGACGACGACCCGCCGCCCGGCGACGCGCCGGCCGCCGACGACGTCATGCCCGAACAGCCAGAACCGGACCCGGCGACGTCGGCCGGCGGAGAGGACTGACCGATGCCGCTCCAGTCAAGGCTCGTCCAGGCCGCACTCGGGAAGCAGTCGGCGTTGGCGTCGCCGGCCACGACCGGCGCCATCATGTTCGGGGTCCTCGATGGGCGCGTCGCCCAGACCGAGATCGACGAAGGGGACCTGAACCCGACGTGGTCATCCCGCCTCACCGAGGGGTTCGAACGGACCCAGATCCGCTCCGGCGCCGAGTTCACCGCGGTGGCGACCCGGGGGCTGATCGGCCAGCTCCTCTTCGGCGCGTGCGGGGCCGACAGCGTCACCGGCACCGCCCCCTATATCCACACGATCACCGAAGGTGCGGCCCTGCCGTACTTCACGGTGTTCGGCCGGGGTGGCGGCGAGTACACCCAGGTCAACGACGCCAAGGTCAACACCCTCGAGCTGTCGTTCGATAAGACGTCGGCGTTGAAGGCGAAGGCGAAGATTGACGGGTGCTCCCTCGCCGTGCTCGGCGGGGCGTGGCCGACGCCACCGGCCAGCGAGCGGGTCCAGGACGGCTACTTCAACATGGGTGGCGGCCTGTTTACGATCGACGGGGCATCGGCGAACATCCAGAAGGGCTCCATCAAGATCGACAACCACCTCGCCCCGGTCGCCGCCGCGTTCCAGGTCACCCCGATCGACCAGTACCCGGGCATCCTCACCGTCGAGATGGCCTTCACGGTCATTCCCAACGACATCGGCATCTGGCGCAAGGTCGTCTTCGGGTCGTCGACGGGGACCACTGGGATCGCGTCGGTGCCGTACTACGGCTCCGTCGCTCAGCAGTGGAAGTCGGGGGCAACCGACACCCTCGATTTCGCCACCCCCGAATGCAAGTTCATGGTGGCGTTCCCCGAAGCGAAGGCGGAGGGTGGCCCGGTGGAGCTGGAGATCGAAGCGAAGCTGGCCGTGAAGGTCGGCGGTGGCGACAACTTCAGCTGGGTGCTGAAGAACCAGACCCCGAGCTACTAGCCGTGAAGCAGGTCGCGCCGGACCCCGTGGCCCTCGCTGAGCTGGTGGCGACGCTCGAGTACAAGCCGCTGTGGAAGTTCACGTTGGAGGAGCTGGACCGGGGCCAGGGCAGCGCCGGCCTGACGCTCTGTATCCTCATCACCACCCAGGACTCCTACCGGCCCGAACGGCAGCGGAGCGTGATGCACTACTTCATCGTCCCGGCCGCTGCGTACGACCGGCGCAGCTGGCGGCGGTGGCTGTTCGACCAGATCTGTCTCGTCGAGACGCATGAAGCGGCCGAGTTCTTCACCGTGGACGGGGAGAAGCCCTACGCCCCGAACCACGGCCCGGGACGGGATCCCTACACGATCCACGAGGTCGGCACCGACGAGGACCGCAGGACGAGCTACACGGGCGACGTGAAGCAGCCCTAGCGGGCCCGGCGCCGGCCGAGGGCCATGAACCCGGGAGCCTGGGTGTCCTGCTCGGTTTCGATCAGGTCGCAGCCGGCCATGTCGACGAGGAGGGGGACGGCCTGACGGCCGAACCGCCAGTAGTCGTGCGGGTACGAATGCTCGAACATGGCCCTCCCCTCGGGGGTCCACCCTCGGGCGGTGAGGAGCAGCCACCCGCCGGGGCGGAGCGCCCCACCCATCGCTTCCATGGCGGCCCAGAACCGGTCGCAGTGTTCGAGGAGCTCGGTGGACACGACGACGTCGAACAGGTTGCCGATCCCGGCGAGGTCGGTGGCGTCACCGACGATGTCGACACCGGGGCCGTCCTGCTGGTCGATCCCGGTGTAGCTCCCGGTCTCCTTGAACAGGTGTCGGAACGACCCGTTGATGTCCTGGGAGCCGACCTCGAGGACGTGGTGGTGGCCGACGTCGAGGCCGTAGGCGGCGACGATCCGGGCACCCCAGGCGAGAACAGATTCGTGCACTAGCGGACCTCCTGGCGGGCGCGGGCGAGGTAGAGGGTCGCCGGGTCCAGCCCGTAGAGCTCGGCGAAGAGCGCCTCGTCCGCCTCCGCTTGGGCCAGCCGCTCCGGGTCAGTGAAGGTGGACCGGCAGGGATCTAGGTGGCGGGCGAAGCAGCCGCCGGCGCACACCACGTGCTTCCCCGCCACCCGCACCTCGCGCTCCATGGCGCTATCTCCGTACCACCAGCCGAACCGCTCATCGAAGCGCAGACCGGCCTCGCCTCGCAGCATCATGGCCCACCCAGAGATCGTCTGGCCGGCCATCTCGTCACTGGTGGTGCGGGCGCAGGCGTCGTGGTCGATGGCGAGGCCTTGGTGGTTGGGGTAGGCGATCCAGTGGTCGGGGTCGACCCGGAGGGCGGCGTCGAGACGGGCGATGAAGTCGGGGTCGACCTCGACGTCGTCGTTGATGACGAGGACGTTGTGGGGTCCGCCGGCGTCTGCGGCGAGGCTGAGCCCGGCGTTCCACATGCGGTGCAGCGGCCAGCCATGGGCCGCTATGACATCCTTCGGTGCGACGTCGTAGCCGTTGTCGAAGATGAACATACCGGTGACCTGGGGGCCGAGCTGGGCGCGGAGGTTGGCCAGCATGGTGGGCCGGTCCTTCGAGGCGATGACGACGTAGGTGGGCACGGCCGGGTGGTCCCCGACCGGTGCCGGGCGGCGGGGGACACCGGCCTGGTAGAAGGCGAGGTTGGCGGCGAGACGGCCGTCGGCCGGGTTGCCGGCCAGGGCTGCTTCGCCGTGGGCGACGGCGGCCGCCTGGTCGGCCTGGTGGTGGGCGGCGAGGGCGGCGAGGTCGTGGAGCCGCCAGGCGGGGCCGGCGAGGTAGTGGTCCGCCGGCGGGCAGGCGAGGCCCCGGCCGCAGAAACGGGTGAGCTCGGCCCAGTCGCCCCGGGCGTAGGCCACGAGCGCCTGGGCGTGCCACCCTTCCTGCTCGTCGGGTGCTTCGACGACCCCCCGGGCGAGCCATTCGTCGACGTGGTCGGGGTCGGCCCAGGCGGCCCACCGGCAGATCGCGGCCCGTTCCGGTGGCCACCCGCCGGGGAGGGCCAGGGCCCGGGCGGCGGCGTCGAGGACGCCGTGTGCGTCCTGGTGGAAGAACCGCTCCCGGGTCAGGTACGTCCACGCTCTCGGGTCGTGGGGTGCTTCGGCGCAGAACATCTCGAGGAGCCCGAGGTACTGGCCGCGGGACTTCGTGTCGTCGGGCACATGGCGGAGGCGGGCCTCGACGTCGACGGCGACTTCGGGGCCGCCGTGGTAGGGGACGGTCACTTCGTGGCAGGGACCGACCCACCGGTAGCCGTGGCGGGCATGCAAACGTTCGGCGCGCCACCACGTACCGGTGTGGATCCAGTGGCGGCCCCGGCCGAACCCGCCATGCTCATCCCACGCCGCCCGGACAGCATCGAAGAAGCCGGGTTCGCACACCTCGTCGAGGTCGAGGGACAGGCACACGTCGATGTCGGCGGGGAGGAGCGCCAGGGCGGCGTTGCGGGCCATGTCGAACCGCCACGGCCGCACCGAGATCGGGGCGACGGTGACACCGGCCGCTTCGAGGAGCTCGGCCGTCGCGTCGGTGGAGCCGGTGTCGGCCACGAGGCGATAGTCGGCATCGACCGTGGACGCGGCCCACCGCTCGGCGTGTTTCGCCTCGTCGAGGGCGATGGCGTAGACAGCGATCCGCATCTTGGGCTAGGCGGTCGGTCCGGTTGCTCCTGTCGCGCCGGTCCGGCCGGTTGGGCCGGTGGCCCCGGTCGCCGCAGTGGGACCGGTGGAGCCCGTCGGGTGCGCCCCGGTCGCGCCGGTGGATCCGGTGGTGGCATGGCCGCCACCGCCGGTGGGGCCGGTGATGCCGTCGGTGAGGCGGGGGAGACCGTTGCGGCCGAGGTCGCGGCTGGTATCGACCGTGGCACCGTCGGCGGCCCGCACGACGAACGTGCGGGTGGCGCCGACCCCGGGGTCCTCGATGATGGTGAATTCCTGCTCGGCGGTGTCGATGACGATGGCGTACGACCCGGTGCGGTCAGCGCTGGCCGTCGAGGCTTCGCCGCCGAGAGGACGGACGGAGATGTCGACGGCGGCCGGTTCGAGCCCGCCGTTCTGGGTGTAGGTGCCGAGGAACGTGACGCTCACGGCCCGGTCACCCCGGTCGCGCCGGTGGGCCCAGTGGCGCCCGTCGGCCCGGTCACGCTGACGCCGGTCGACCCGGTGGCGCCGGTGGCGGTCGGACCGGTCGGACCGGTGACCGCCGCGCCGACCGCGCCAGCCGGTCCGGTGGGACCGACGGTGACCGCCGCGGTGCCGGTCCGGCCGACGTCGCGACCAGTGTCGACGGCGCTGCCCGGGAGGGCCGACACGGTGTAGGAACGGCCGGCGCCGAAGTCGCCGCCGCTCTCAACGACGGTGAACTCCTGTTCGTCGGTCGTGATGGCTGTCGAGTAGTGGCCGGAGCCGTTGAGCGTCGCGGCGGCCGGGCCAGTCGCGCCGAGCGCCCGGACCAGCACCGACCCCGCCGCTGCTTCGAGGCCGAGGTTCTTCGTGTACGTCCCGCTGAAAGTTGTCGCCATGGCCGAAGGATGAGACCGCGCTAGCGGCTCCGTACCTTCAGGGTCGATGGCACCCCAACTGCGGTTCACGATGCTCAACGGTGACGAGTGGATCTCCGAAGGGTCCACCGGTGGCGGGCTGTCCGACGAGGTGGCGTTCGAGCGGGAGTTCAAGATCAGCTCGGCGGTCATCTCCATCGCCGCCGGGAAGGCCGTCGAGCACCTGGCCGCCGTTGCCGCCGCCGTGGAAGCGGGGGAGGAACCTCCCGAACCTGACGGGTCCGTCTTCCCAAGAAGCGAGTGGATGGCGTTCTTCGCGTGGCGGCAGCTGCGGCGGGCCAACCCTGGCCGGCTCCCGGCCCGGTTCGCCACGTTCGTGGAGGAGGTCGACGAGATGGAGTACCTCCCCGGCGACGACGCAGCGGCCCCGGCTGACGACACCGACGATGAGGGAGACGAGGCCGACGACGTCGATCCGCTCGTGGTGGAGGCCGTGGCGCTCAACGGGAGCGGCCTGGACCCTACGGCCCCGGATCCGCGACCTTCACCGCCGCTGTCCTCGTTCTCAATGGCGTCAGCTACGCCACCATCGAACTAGCCCCGGCGGAGGTCACAGACGAGGTGCTGCGCATCCTGTCTGATCGGGCCCGGGCCGGCACCCACGACGACCTCAAAGCTCAGTTGGCCGCCCATGGCTAGCGGCGACTTCATCCAGATCGAGGGCTACACGGACTTCATGCGGGGCCTCAAAGACGCGCCCCGCAAGATCCAACTCGCGGCGCGCCGGTCGATCCGGAAGTCGGCCGGCCGGGTCGTCACCCGCGCCGCGGTGTACGCCCCCCGGAAGACGGGGAACCTGGCGGGCCACACCACGATCCGGGTCACGGAGAAGCGCATCACGATCGACTGGAACGAACCGTACGCCGGTGTTCAGGAGTGGGGGAGAACCTACCTGCGGGCTTCCCGGGGGACGGCCGGGCCGGCGCCCCGAGGGACGAAGAAGAAGACGTTCAGCGACCAGGGCCACGTCGGTGAGGGATACCACGAGGTCCACATGACCGGGGCGGCGCCGCCCCGGTTCGCCTTCAAGGCCCGTGACGAGCTGGCCGACGAGATCGGCCAGGAACTCATCGACGCGGTGGAGCAGGTCCTGATCGACACCGGCTACTGGAAGGTCGCCTGATGGCCGGCCGGCCCCTGCGGATGGTCCTCGGTGGGGACAGCACCGGCGCGGTCAAGGCCGTCGCCAACGTGCAGAGCGAGATGGGGAAGTTCACCGGGGCGCTCGCCGGGCTGCCAGCGAAGGGCGGCGGCGCGTTCAAAGGACTCGCCGCCGGCATGTCGGCGTCGGGGATCCCCGGCCAGTTCGGGGAACTCCAAGGGCTCATCGGTCACATCTCCGGCGCGTTCGACACGATGGGCGAGAAGGGGAAGACGAGCTTCGGGAAGATCACCACCGGTGTCGGGGTGGCCGCGGCCGGCATCGGCGCGATCGGCCTGGCCGCCTCCAAACCCCAAGCGGACGCCAACGCCAAACTGAAGCAGTCCTACGAAAATATCGGGGAGAGCATCGACGACTACAAGGACCGGCTGGCGGTCGTCGTGAAGGAGGAGCAGCACAGCGGCGAGACGAAGGCGGAGGTCCTGGAGTCGCAGGCTCGTCTGGTTGCCGGTCTCGGGTCGGGCGCGGAAGCGATCAAGTATGCGGGGACGGTGTCCGACATCAGCGCCGCCCGCCACATCAGCCTGGCTGCTGCCGCGGACCTGGTCGTCAGCATCTTCGCCGGCAGCACCCGGCCCATGAAGCAGTTCGGTATCAACCTCACCGAGGGCACCAAGGCCGGTGAGGCGGCGAAGAAGAACGTCGACGAGCAGACCAAAGCCCACGATGCGCTCACGAAGGCGCAGCAGAACCTGGCCGATGTCAAGGCCCGCCAGAAGGACTCGCTGGCCACCTCGGGGGGCACAAAAGACGCCGCCGCCCTGGCGAAGGTCACCGCCGCCCAGGCCGCCCTGGCGAAGGCGGGGCAGCATCTTCAGACGGTCCAGGCCTCACTGGCCGGGAGCACCAAGACCGCCGCCGCCAAAGCGTTGGAGTTGCAGGCCGCCCAGAACGGGGTGACCGCGGCGTCGAAGAAACTCGATGACGCCCAGGCCGCCGGTGGGAAGACCACCAAGCTGAGCGTCAGCCAGACGATCGAACTCCGCAAAGCCAACGATGAGGTCACCGAAGCCACGAAGAAGGCGTCCGCCGCCGACGTGGCCGCGCTGGGCACCAAGAAGGATCTGGGGGCGGGTGCCCTCGATTTCGCCGGGAAGATGGACCTGATCACCGGGAAGGTCCACGGCGTCGACGACGCCATGGCCGACACCTTCGGTGGTCACATGCGCGAAGCCAAAGCGGCGATCATCAACTTCGCCGCCGAGTCGGGCGCCAAGTACGGCGGGATGCTGACCGCCGCCGGACCGGCCCTGGCCGGCATCGGCGGGCTGATGCAGACCCACCTCGTCGGGAAGACCGGCGAGGCGATCCTGTCGATCGGCAGTTTCGGCACGAAACTGGCCGGGTTCTCGAAGCAGGTACTGGCCGACGGGACCACCATGCGGACCGGGTGGGTGGCCAACATGGTGGGGATGAGCACGGCGTCGGAGGCGTCGGCGCTTGCGACGGCGACGGCGTGGGGTGTCGTACTCGCCGAGTTCGTCCTGATCGGGCTCGCCATCTACCTCATCTCCCAGAACTGGGCCGAGGTCAGCCTGGGGATGAAGATCGCCACGCAGGCCGCCGCCAACGGGATCATGGACGGGATCGGCTGGATCCTCACCGCCCTCGCCCAGTTCTCCAAAGGCATCGCCAACACCCTCGAGCTGGCCGAGAAAATCCCCGGCATCGGCGGCAAATTCAAAGGGATGGCCGAGTCGGCCCGGCAAGGCGAACAGGACCTCACCCAGTGGGCCGCCACCCTCCACAAAGGGATCGACATCACCTCCGAGGACATCGCCAAGATGTACCCCAACCCCACGAAGAAGATCGACACGAAAGGGATGGACCCGGCGTGGGCCGCCATCGTCGGCGCCACCGCCCAACCCGCCCCCGGCATGGCCAGCACCCCCGGCGTCGCCCACTACAACGACCAGCACAACGTGAACCTCCTCGGGCCGGTCACGATCAAAGCGGCCGACCTCAACGATCTCCGCGAACAGCTCCGCCGAGAAGGTGAACGGGCCAACTTCTCAGGCGACGCCGTGGCCACGCTCTGATGGTCGCCCAGGCCGGCTCCGTCACTGTGTACCGGGCTTCGCTCTCGCTCGGGCCGCTCGCTATCGACGGCACCGGCGACTTCAAAATCGACGACGACGGGATCACCGAAGCATTCGCTTCCTACGATCAGGAACTCGTCTCCTCCCCGTTCGTGGAAGGCAACGTCGTCACCCACGACATCCGCGGGATGGTCACCGAACAGATGCGGATCCTGGTCCGAGGCGCCGACCACAGCGCCGTCCAAGCCAACATCGGCGCCGTCCTCGCCGCCTTCACCCAAAAAGCATTCGTGGTCGACCTGACCGTGGCATCAACCACGTACTCCTGGTCGTGTCGCCGCAAGTCCTACGGGATGCGCTTCAACCGCAAGATGGTCTACGCCCGCGCCGCGATCATCCCCGTCACGTTCGACCGCTACCCGACCGCCCTCGCCGGCCCGTTCTAAGGAGCAGCCATGGGGCGCCTCTCGGACGACACCATGAACCTCGTGCTCGACCTCCTCTTCGGATCCGGCCACGACTCCGGGCTCCCAGCGTCGTACGACATCGCCTTGTCGACCACCGCCCCGACCAACAGCGGATCGAATGTGACCGAGCCGACAGGGCCGAGCTACGCCCGAGTCGAAGTCGACAACGACGACACGAACTGGCCGGCCGCCGCCGCCCGCCAGAAAGCCAACGGGACCGCCATCACCTTCCCGCAGCCGACCGGGCCGTGGGGGACCGTCGGGTGGGCCGCCGTCTACGACCACGGGGTGACCGGCCCCACTGGCTACCGGGCCGGGGTCGAACTCCAAACCCACCGGGCCATCGACGCCGCCTCCGACCCGCCACGATTCCCCGCCGGCGCCTTCGTCATCACCGGCCCGGGCACCTGACATGGCCCCCACGAACAGGATCAGGGTCGACGGGCTCCTCTGCGCCACCGCCCCGCCCACGCTCGGCGCGGCGATCACCAACCCGACCGGTACCGGCATCACATTCCCCGGCGCCCTCAAGCACTCCGGTGCGGTGGCGGTGCCCACCATCGCCGACCCCGACTATCTCCCCCTCGTCATCGACCCCGACACCAACGTCCTCGAAATCGTGTGGCTCACCGCCTACACCGCCGGGTCGACCACCGGGACGATCCTGCGGGCCCAGGAAGGATCGACCGGCGCAGCCCATATCATCGACGCACCGGTCGTCCACGGCCCCACCGTCAGCGATCTGCCGCCAACCCCCGGCGACCATTACATCCGCCGGCGGAACTCAGCGTCTCCCGTCGCGCTCGCCGTTGGCGCCGGCGGCGCAATCGGCGTGCTCCTCGACACCGTCGAAGCCGACGCCGACTGGGCCAGTTACGACCCTGTGACCCAGGCAGTGACCCTCACCGAAGACGACAACTACACCATCGAGGTCGACGCCTACGCCACGTGGGTGACCCCACCGACGTCCGGGTTCGTGGACGTCTCGGCGAGCACCACCTATGGCCTCGACCCGTTCATGATCGGCTACCTGTCGTGGGACATCGCCAGCGCCGGCTACGACCCGGTCGTCATCAAACGGTCGTTCTACCCAGCGGGGACCATCATCTCGCCGTATTTCGAGAACAACACCGATCAGGCCGCCTCCGTCGAGTTCGCCCGGCTCTACATCCTTCGTGGCTGATGCCCTACGGCTCGGGTAGCTACGGCGGGGTCGCCTACGGCGGCGCTGCCGGAGCGTCGCCGCAGAACCTCGTCGGTTACCTCGACGTCGACATCGTCCTCCCCGCGAACCTGCTCTTCTCCGCGCCGTCGGAGCTCGAGACGTGGGACGCCGACCGGTCCCAGCGACTCAACGTCGACATCCGCCTCCTCGTCGGCCTCCAGGTCCCACCGGCGGTCGTGCCCCCTCCGACCGTCTTCTCCGCCACTGGGCCGACAGCGCCGACCGGGGTGACAGGCCCGACGGGGCCGATCCCGTGACGACCGTCAACCTGACGCGCCGCTCCGACATCTACCCGGCCCCCACCCTCGACGCCAACGGGTTCCCGGTCGGGTGGGTGCCCACCTCGAGCGTGGAGGAGGAGTGGGGCCGCTGGCAGATCGTCGTCGACGGAGTGGACGTCACCTTCTTCCGCGACAAGTACACCCAGCTGGGCACGATGACGTGGAACGAACCGTTCGGGGACAGCACGGTCGATCTGATCTTCGGGATGATCGGCCCGTTCGAGCCACCCGGGACCGGGTCGCTGTCGTGGTTGCGCAATGGGGTCGACGTCGACATCTACCACGTCCGGCCGGACGGGACCGCTGATCATGACAACCCGATCTTCGAAGGACGGGCCCTCGTACGCGAGGTGAACGTGGGGGACTCCACCGGCTTCAGCCGGGTCGTCCACTGCCTCGGCGCGATCTACGCCGCCGATCTGCTCATCAAACCGCCCGGGTTCGCCATCACCGACGACCCGAACCAACCGGCTCTCGACGTCGGCACGCTCATCGCCACGGAGCTCAACAGTCGCTCCACTGCGGGCACCGTGCACCTCGGGGTCTGCGCTGAGGTGGCGACCGGTGTGCTCCTCGCCTCGAAAGGATCCGGCACCCAACTCATCAACGGGTACGTGCAGGATCTGCTGGGCCAGGCGGCCGTCGCGCCGCTGCCCGGGCTCGGGTTCGCCGTGGTCGGGATCGCGTCCCGCCCCGATGGTGGCGGCTACTGGGTCGCCGCCGAGGACGGCACCGTCATCGCGTTCGAGGGGCGCACGTTCTACGGCGGGAGCATGGTCGGACGGCCCCTCAACAACGCCGTGTCCGGCATGGCGACCACCCCGACGGGTTTCGGCTACTGGCTGTGCGCGGAGGATGGCGGGGTGTTCTCCTTCGGTGACGCCCTGTTCCACGGCGAGGAGGCCACGCCGACATCGGCGGTGATCGGGATGGCCGCAACCCCGACGGGGCTCGGCTACTGGCTCGTCGACGATCTGGGGGCCGTCTACGGCTTCGGGGATGCCAGCTACCACGGCGGCGGCGCCGGCACGACCGCCATCGTCGACATCGAGGGGACCCCGACGGGGCTCGGTTACTGGCTCGTCGACGACACCGGCCACGTCTACGCCTACGGCGACGCGTCCTACGAAGGTGGCGGGGCGGGCGCGACCGCCATCGTGGAGATGGCGGCGACCGCCACCGGGCTCGGCTACTGGCTCGTCGACGACTCCGGCCACGTCTACGCCTACGGCGACGCGGTCTTCGCCGGGAACACCCCCGACCCGATCAACGCACCGGCGTCGGGGATCATCGCCGCGCCCGGGGGCGGCTACTGGGTCGTGGCCGAAGACGGCGGTGTGTTCTCCTTCGGTAGCGCCGTCTTCCACGGGTCGGTCCCCGGCAACAGCGGCGAATGGCAGGGGTGGACGCTGATGAAGCGGCCGGGGCGGATCCCTGACGTCCGCCTCAAGAACCGGTGGCAGGTCCACGCCACTGTCCGGGTCGGTCAGCCCGGGGTGGCCATGAACCTCCACGTCGACCAGACGACCAGCCCGAGCGTCATCTACGGCGAAGGGACCGACGCCGCCGGGCACACGTGGCGCAACTCGAAGTACCCCAACCTGCGGCCCGTCGCGCCGCCGGTGTGGCCCGGCGTCGTCCTCAAGCTGGGCACGGTCCACGCCAGCGTGGCGACGTGGACGCAGGCGATGCGCGACGCCGGCTGGAAGATCAACGTCGGTACCAGCTTCGACGGGCAGGCGCAGGACACCGCCCGGGCGTTCCAAGCCGCCAACGGCCTGGAGGTCACTGGCCGGGTCGGTGCCCAGACCTGGGCCGCCACGTTCGTCACCGGCGCCAACAGCGGCGATCTCACCGGCGCCTACGTCGCACCCGTCGCCGAGCTCCCCACCGTCGAGCCGTTCCTGTTCGACGCGTTCGGTGCCCAGGTCGGCGCCAACCCGATGTTCGACCGGTCGGTGTTGCGGGTCGAGCGGTGGGAGAGCTTCGGGGAGCATGTCGACCGGGTCGCCGCCGGAATCTCCGCCCGCGCCGAGCTCGCCCGCGACTCGACCCCTGCCGTGGTCGGCACCGTCACGCTCACCGCCGACGTCAACGAGATGTCCCGCTACGACCTGCGGGCCGGGATGAACCTCCTGTTGCAAGGCTACGAAGGTCGCGACGTCATGTTGCACATCGCCCAGGCCCAGATCGCGTGGGACACCAAAGGCCGGGCCGTCACGCTCACCGTCGATGAACACGCCCGCGACCTGATCACCGTCCACGCCATCCGCACCCGGAACCGGTCCACCACCGACCCCGTCCGACGCGTATCGCAGAACCACCGCGCCAGCCGCATCATCCCCGACACCGCGGCTCCGTGGGACATCCCCGCCGGCGCCGGGATCATCCCCTACTTCATCCTCGAAGGCGGCCTGTGGTCCGTCATCCGGATCCCCGTCGCCGAACAAGGCACCGTCGGTGACACCCACATCGTCACCGCCGCGCCCACGTCGTCGTTCGCCGCCGCGATCTTCTCCGGGCCGATCACCCCCGCCGACCTCAGCGCCGTCGTCCCCGACCCCCTCGCCTTCGACACTTCCGCCGGCGGGTGGTCCGACCAGTTCACCCAACGCGGCCTGTTGATCGCCTGGGGCCAGGACGGCCAGAGCGCCGGCTACTCACCCGGCGCCGAAGACGCCGGCGGCTCCGTCACCGGCCTGTTGCGCGACGCCGCCACCTGGGACTTCACCTCGCTCGTGCCGCCTTGGCTGTGGGTCGCCCTGTGGGCCCCCGTCACCTGTGCCGTGAGCGGCAACCTGTACCCGTCGCTCACCCCTCCGCCGACCTGACCTTGATGGCGGATCTCCGATGACGATCGAGCTCGTCGGGTTCAGCTCCGGTCTCCCGGTCAACATCTCCAGCCTGCTCACACCTACCGGCTCGGTCGGGCCCAGCGACGGCGACTGGGTGTTCGCCTTCCAGATGTTCCCGCCGAACGTCACACTGTGGGCATGGGCGGCCCCGGCCGGGTGGACGCTCCTCGACCAGACCGTCGACGCCGCCGGAACCATGCAGCTCTGGTGCCGCCAGTGGCACACCGGTGACCCCACCTCCTGGACCGTCAACAACGCCGGAAGCAGCGCCGGATACGGCATCCCTGCTGCGATTGTCGTCGTCGTCCGGGGCCTCATCGCTGCGCCCACACTCGTTGGCGTCGGCACGGTCAGCGGCTATTTCTCTCCTGCCACCGCCCCCGGGATCACCGACTCGTCGATCACGCCCGGGGACGTCGCCCTGGTCTTCATGGCGTCGAAAGGCTACGGCCTCTTCGGCATCTCCTACTCCACGCCGCCGACGCTGCCCGGTTGGCAGGCTCAATACTCGATCGGGTCCCACTACCCGACGATGTCCGTCGTGGCGCTCCATCCGGACTGCCGATCCAGCCCGACCGTGCTCATGTCGACGGCATTCACCGACCTGAGCAGCCCCTCCGCTGACGTCCTCAACACATTCGGGATCCAGGTCATCCTGCCCGGCATTCCGGTCCCCTGCGACCCATTGCCGCTCCGCCAGTTCCAACGGGCCGACGCTCTCGGGGGCGCGCCCCGCCTCGGCCGCACCGCGCCACGCCTCCCCGGCCCCAACGCCTACCGCTGAGGCGCTAGCCGCGGGCGAGCATCCGGGCCGTGGAGATCGTGCCGGCGCGCTGGTTCACCAAAACGAACGGCCGGATCATCGATCTCGTCGTCCTCCACGATGCCGAGGTACCGGAGACGGCCACGTCGGCCGAAGGCGTGGCCAACTACTTCGCCACCACCGCCACGAAAGCGAGCTGCCACGTGGCCTGCGATTCCGACTCCGAGGTCCGCTGCGTCCTCGACAAGGACGTGGCCTGGGCGGCGCCGAGGGCCAATCACAACGGACTGCAGCTCGAGATGGCCGGCTACGCCCGCCAGACACCGATCGAGTGGGACGACCCCTACAGCCGGGCCATGCTCGGCCGGGCGGCGACCATCGTGGCTGACTGGCTCGCCACCTACAAACTCCCCGCCGAATTCGTCGACGCCGCTGGACTACGGGCCGGCCAGCGCGGTGTCACCACCCACGCCCAGGTCAGCCTCGCCTTCCACGAGACCGACCACACCGACCCCGGCCCCAACTTCCCGGGCAAGCCGTTCATGGCGCTCGTCCGCACCAAACTCCCAGGAGGGCACGTGGCTGACGACCCCAACCCGACCGTCAACGCCGAACCGGTCGCCATCGTGTGCTGCCCGACCGGCGGCTACTGGGAGGTGACCGCCGACGGCGGCGTCTTCGCCTTCGGCGGTGCCCCGTTCCTCGGCTCCGTGGGAGGGACGCCACTCAACCAGCCGATCGTCGCCGCCGACGTCTCCGTGGACGGGAAGGGCCTCATCCTGATGGGCCGCGACGGCGGCATCTTCGCCTTCGGCACGATCGCCTACGCCGGCCGCGTCGTCTGGGCACCGAGGTGAACCGCCAATCTCCGCCGCCGAAAGCCACGCCGGACATGCCGGCCCGTCGGACGTACTGACGGGCGATGCGTGACGGGCGACTGGCTCCCCGCCATCGCAGCAATCGTCGGCACCGCCGCCGGTGGGGCCGCCACCTACATCGCCGCCCACCGCAAAACATCCGGGCGGATCCGCACCTCCGAAGCCAGTGTCCTCTGGGAAGCGAGCGAATCGATCCGCCACGACCTGACCGCCGCCCTCAAAGCGCAGGCCGCTGAACTGGCCGCCGTGAAAACCACCCTCACCACGGTCGGCGACGACCTGGCCGCCAGCCGAGCCGAGATCGTCGTGCTCAGCGCCGAACTGACCGCGCTGCGCCAACACCTCCTGGAGCGCTGATGACTGCCTTCCTCATCGCCTGCGCCGTCAGCGGACTTACGTCCTGGGTGGCCGTGACGCTGGTCCTCAACTATCGCCGAGCCCGCCACGAGGGGATCCAGGCGCCCGCTACCGAGGCGCTCTGGCTCGCAGGAGAAGAACTGCGGCGCGACCTGCGTCCGTGCGGCGGCCCCGGGGAGCGCTGATGCCGAACCCGACTGCCCGCAGCGACGAGCTCGACGTACACGTCGCCGACCTCATGGACCGCTCCACCGCAGCCGGGAAACGCGACTGGCTGGTCACCGGCCTCGTCGGTCTCCTCGTCGCCCTCCTCTTACTGTCGAGCTACCTGTGGTGGGCCAAGGGCAAGGCATTGGGCACCAGCCGCCGGGTCAACGCCGCCCTCGTCATCTCCAACCAGCAGGTCGGCCAGCTCTCCGTCCAGGTCGACGAACTCACCAAGCGCCTGGCCGCCGCCCAGACGAACGGCGCTTCCCTCGCTGACCAGCAGGCCCTCCTCGGCCAGATCAGCGAGATCCGACAGCAGATCACCGATGCGGCCCTCCCGACCGAGGGGGCGGGCGGTCCGCCGGGACCGGCCGGCCTCAACGGCCTACCCGGGGTGGCCGGCCCCCAGGGCGCCGTCGGGCCCCCAGGGCCCCCTGGTGCGGCAGGCGACCAGGGCAGGGCTGGAACACCCGGCGCTTCCGGTCCGGCCGGACAGGCCGGACAGGACGGCAAGGACGGGGCGCAGGGCCCACCCGGCCCGCAAGGCGACCCTGGCCCGGCGGGGCCCCAGGGACCGCCCGGCCAGGACGCCACCACCACGACGACAGCCACCACGACTACGACGCCGGGGAACGGGCCACCCGGCGTGGTGCTCCCAGGAGGTCACCGATGACCGAACAGCAGCCGATCCTCACCGCCGGGCCGGTGGCCACCCCGGTCCTCCGCACTGGCCTGCAGGCTCTCACCCCAGCTCTCGTCCTCCAGGGCTTCCATGTCTTCAACATCTGGGATCCGACCGCCGACCAGACGGCGTGGATGATCACCATGGGCACCGTCGCCGCCGCGCTCGGTCAGAACCTGATCGAGCGGTGGCGGAAGCGCAAACTGATCGGCCGACCGGTGCCGGCCGTGGCCACCTGACATGGCGCCTGTCTTCTGGCCTGCGTTCCGGGACCAGCCCCGCGACGACTGGCCGGAATGGGCCGTCGAGTTCACCGAGTCCCTCATCGACATCATGGAGGTCGCAGTGCACGAAATGACCCGCACCAACAGCCCGGTGCTTCCCGCTCCGGTCGACCCGACCCCCGCACCGTGAACGGCGGCCTGGTCCTCCTCATCGTCGCCGTCGTCTGCTTCCTCGGCGTGGCCGTCTTCGCCTCGTCGATGCACGACCCCGAACAGGTCCACCGCGTCATCGCCGCCGGGCTCGCCGCTCTCGCCGGCGCCCACGCCTGGACCAACTGGGGCCCCGGCCGCACCAGCTGACGCATCGAGCAGCGCCCGCCCCGGACCCCGGCGGTTACCCGGACGCACCCGCAACGGGAAGGGGGCCACGTGCCCACCCAGGAGCAGGCGCACTACCACTCGAACCGGACCGACGCCGAGGAACAACACGCCGCCGAAATCGACGAGCTCGTCGAAGACGCCATGGACCGGGCCATCGCCGACGCCAAGGTACGAGGCGCCGTCGCCAAGGAACTCACCGACGACATGAAGACCTTGCTCGACAGCATCGACGAAGCGCTCGGGGAGAACGTCGTCTTCGCCGAGGAGTTCATGCGGGACTGGGTTCAGAAAGGCGGCCAGTGATGCTCGGCGAGACGATCGTGCTCGGAGGCGGGTTCCTCTTCGTCTGCTTCCTCATCTTCGTGTTCTGGGTGCTCTTCCGCCGCTGACGGCATGAACGACCGCGGCCGGTCTTCCTCAGCGGGATGCGAACCGGTTGACCTCGGTCACGACACAGCGGGCGAGCGTCCCAGCGCTCACCATGGCAGCGACATCATCGACCGCTGACTGGCCGGCCTCGACGTTGTTGGAGGAAGCGAACCCCTCGCCGATCTTGGTGCCAGCGGCGTCGAGAAGGTTCACGCTCACGATGTAGTTCGACCGCCCCGAGCTGCGGTTCGTGATCAGAATCTTGACCGAGGGCAGGCCGTACTCGCCGATGGAACACGATGTCAGCGTGACGTCAGCCTGCGGAGGGTTGGCCCCGTTCACCGAGAGCGTCCTCACCCCCCCGACGTTCTCCGACGATGCGGGAGTCTTCGATGCCCCGAGCGCCGTCATCGTGACGAAGAAGGCGACGAGGCCGAGCGCCCAGAACCGCTTCTCCGCGTACCAGGGCCGGCTGGCTTTGGCGAGGGCCATGAGTTGACGGTGGGTCAGGTGGTCGGGCGGGGGAGTGGCGGGCGCGTCCATAGACCCCACCGTGCGCTAGTCGCCACCCGGATAGATATGGCTCATCGTGACCACTCCCGGACGAACGGGGCGGGGGGCGGTTGACCCATGGTTTGACCCATGGTTTTGCCCTTGCGCAGCGTGACGCAGCGCAGCGCAGTCAACCCCAAGAAAAACATCGCCGCAGGTCGGACGGGGTTTGGTGCATCACGCTGCGCTACCTCGCACCCCTGGTGAATCCTTCACACGGCAGAAGCCACTGGTTCGATCCCAGTATCGCCCACCGGTTCCGATGCAGGTCAGGGGCACTTTCCGGAGGTTCGGGAGGTGCCCCTTCTTCATGCCTAGAGGGCGTTTTCCCATCGTTTTCCCATGGGTCTGGGACCGACGATTGCTTGCGTCAGTCGGCGGGAGGGTGGATAGTGACCCGCGAAAGACCCCGGCGACGAGCGACCGCCCCGGGGCACGGTCACCACCTGATGTGGAGGCAGCGACGACATGAACATTACCGACAAGGTCCGTCAGCAGCGGGGCCACGTCCGCCCCAAAGGGAACCGGCTCGAGCTGCGGGCCTACGCCGGGGTCAACCCGGTCACCGGTCGCGCTGACTACCTCTCCGACACCCTGGCCGTCGACGCCACCGAGAAGCAGATCATCGTCGCTCTCACCACCCTCGTCGGCCGGGCCGATGACCTCGCCGCCACGAGGAAGCGCCGCCGCAAGGAAGGCGGCCACGCCCCGCCCGTCGTGGCCAGCCAGGGGGAGCGGACCGTCGGGGCCATCCTCGAGGCGTGGTACGAAGCCCACGCCCGCCACCTCGCCTCCGCCAGCACGGCCCGCACCCACCTCGACTCGTACCTCCTCCCCAAGCTGGCCGACGTGGCCGCCTGGCGGGTTCGGGGCACCGTCGGGCCCGAAGAGGCCGCCATTGACCCCGACCTGTTCTCCCTGGCCGCCTTCTTCGACGGGCTCCTGGCCAGCGGCAGCGTCGGCAGCGGCAAGACCCGGAAGAACAAGGGCCAGCCGCTCGACCCGGGGACCGTCGGGAAGACGAAGCGCTATCTGGCCCAGGCCTTCGACCAGGAGATCCGCCGGCCGGGATCGACGCTCACGGCCAACCCCTGCGCGACCGTCCGGCTCCCCGGCGTCGAGGATCGCGAATCGACCACCCCCGAACCGGACGAGCTCGAGGTCTTCCTCCCGTTCCTCCTCGGGACCACCCGGGTCCGGGCCGCCCACACCGTCACCCGCAAACGCAAGGACGGCACCCCGTACACCTTCACCATCCCCGCTCGGGTCGACCGTGAGGCTGCCGACCGGGCCGGGCGGCAGCTCCTGGCCTTCGCCCTGCTCGTGGCGTCGGGGCCCCGCCCCCAGGAAGTCGCCGCCCTCCAGCGGGGCCAGCTCGACCGGACCACCGGCCGCCTCGCCCTCGAGGGAGTCGGCGTCGTCGACGGGAAGGTCTGCCGGGGCGAGACCGACAAGCGCCGGCGGCGGGTCATCAAGCTCGGCGCCCGGGCCCTGGCCGCCGTCAACGACCACCTCCGCGCCCAGGACGAGCTGGCCCTGATGTTCGGGAAGAAGCTCACCCGCCGCTCCTACATGTTCGCCACCGCCCCCGACTGCCTCAAGCCCGTCGACCCCGACGGCCCATCCCAGGCCTTCAGCCGCATCGTCGAGAAGGCGGTCGCCGCCGGGATCCCGGTCCCCGAGGACATGAGGTTGTACGACATGAGGCACTACGGGATCTCCACCCTGCTCCGGAAGGGGAAGGACCCCGCCGGCGTGGCCAAGCGCTTCGGGACCTCGACGACCATGCTCCATCAGCGGTACGAGCACTGCATCCCCGGCGACGACGACGGCCTGGCCGACACCCTCGACGACGCCTGGGGCGACGAGCTCGGCGCACCCGAAGGGGACGTCATCCCCCTCGGCTGAGTCCTTTATGCCACCGAATTGTCTGCCGAGCGGGCCGGCGACCCCTGGGAGCGTTCGTGCTGACGGCGGAGGTCCCGGTAGAGCTTGAGGAGGTAGGCCCGGTCCTGGGGATCGAGGTCCCCGCTACGGATAATCGCCGCCTCGACGGTCCCGGCGGCGCTCAGGGGCAGATAGCCCAGGTGCGTGGACAGCTCGCCCGGGTGGCAGCCGAGGGCTTTTTCTAGGGCAAATACCTTCGCTGGGTCGAAGGACTTCACCCGGCCACCAGCCCAATCGGTGACGCTCCCGGCGCTCTCGAAGCCGGCCGCGGCGGCGATGACGTCAAGGTTCTTCGTGCGGGCATCGAGTGCCTGCCGTAGAGCTGCTCTGAACGTGTCGAGGTCGGCAATCGGCTCCAGCGGCATCAGCGTGACTATAGGCATGCCTATTCAGTACGACTCAGACGCTTGACCCACCTACGTCGATGGCGTAAAACTACGCCAATGGCGCAGGAGAGACTCATCTCGACTCGGCTTGGGGAACTCATCCGGGCCCGCCGGATCGAGGAGGGGTACTCCAGCCAGGAGATGCTGGCGGCCGAGCTCGGCGTAACCCAGCCCACCGTTTCCGCCTGGGAACGGGGAGAGGCCATCCCGACCCTGAAGGCCCTGGTAGCGCTGTCCCGGGTGCTCGGGATCCGCATGCGGGAACTCGCCGAGCTCGTTGACGACGGCGACGACGACGGGCAGGCGGCGTGATCCGCCTCACCGAGCCCATGCCCTGCCCTCGGTGCCGCCGCCTCGTGCTTCCCGGCGAGGACCACTGGTACGACGTCCACGACGACATGACCGTTGGTGGGGTCCACCTCTGCGCCGGCGCTGCAGGCGGAGCCGAGGAGTCGTGAGGATTGAACGTCGCGGGGACGTGGCCGCTGTCACGCTTGAGGCGTATCCCGATCTGCTGAAGGTCCGGGCGCTGCCCGAGTGGCGGTTCGTCGGCCCCCGGGTGATCGAGACGACCGCCGAGCATCTCGCCTCCGCCGGCCTGGCCCCCGAACTGGCCGCCGCGACCTACGGGGAACCGGCCGGCTACCTGTTCGACTACCAGAAGTGGGTCGTCGAAGCCGCTCTCCGCAAGGAACGATTCGCGGTGTTCGCCGACTGCGGGCTGGGGAAAACGCCGATCCAGCTGGACTGGGCCCGTCTCGCCGGCGAAGCCCACGGTGGCCGCACCCTGATCCTCGCCCCCCTCCAGGTCGTCCCCCAGACCATCGGCGAGGCGGCCCGCTTCTACGGCGACACCCTCCCCATCGCCGACCTGCGCGACCGCGCCGCTCTGAAGGCGTGGCTCGACGACGGCCCCGGGATCGGGATCACCAACTACGAGAAGATCGACGGGACGACCGACACGCTGGCCGTCTCGGCGGTCGTGATCGACGAGAGCTCGGTCCTCAAGGCCAGCATGGGGGTGCGCCGCACCAGCCTCGTCAACGCCTTCCGGGGGGTGCGGTGGAAGCTGTGCTGCTCAGCCACTCCCGCCCCGAACGACCGCCTCGAGTACGCCGAGCACGCCTACTTCCTCGAAGTGGTGCGTTCCACCCGCGAGTTCCTGGCCATGTTCTTCGTCAACCGAGACGGGAACTGGCAGCTGAAACACCACGGCGAGAAGGCCTTCTACCGCCACCTCGCCTCGTGGTCGGTGTTCATGCGCAGCCCGGCCGCCTACCACTTCGCCGACAACCGCCAGGCGCTCCCGAAGCTGGAGATGCGCTACCCCCGCGTCGACCTGACCGACGCCCAGCGGGCCGCGGCCCGGCGGTGGGAACGGGGCGACCAGCCGTCCCTGCTCGGCGCCACCCCCGGCGGGATCACGTCGCGCACCAAGGTCATGCAGATCGCCCACGGCTTCGAACTCGACGGCACGGAGATCCGCCGGTTCCCGGCCCGCAAGCCGGCCGACATCGCCGGCCTGGTCAACGGCGACCATGGCGACGAGCAGGTCATCGTGTGGGTCACGTTCGACGAGGAAGGCACCCAGCTCGGCCGGCTCATCCCCGACGCCGTCGTCATCTCGGGGAAGACCCCGCAGGCGCGCCGCACCGATCTGATCGACGCCTTCCGCCGGGCCGGTGACGGGCCCCGGGTCCTGATCTGCAAGGCCAGCATGCTCGGCCACGGCCTCAACCTGCAGGCCTGCCGGATCCAGATCTTCAGCTCAATGTCGGATTCGTTCGAGCGGTTCTACCAGGCGATCCGACGGTCGCACCGCTACGGCCAGACCCGCCCGGTGATCGTCTACGTCCCGCTGACCGAACTCGACGAGCCGATGCTCCGCAACGTGCTGGCCAAGCAGGCCACCTGGGAAGCCGACGCCGGCCGCCAGGAACAGGCGTACATCGAGGTGCTCCGCCCCCGGGATTCGACCGAGAGGAAGTCGTTGATGACCGAGCCGCAGGTCGAGCTCGACCGGGACGGCACCGACCGTTGGACCCTCGTCCTGGGGGACGCCGTGGCTCACATGCCGACCATGGCGGCCGAGTCGATGGACCTCGCCGTGTTCTCCCCCCCGTTCGCCAACCTGTTCACCTACTCGAGCGAAGCGGCCGACATGGGCAACGTCCGCTCCGACGACGAGTACCGCCTCCAATGGGAATTCTTCGCCCCCGAACTGTTCCGGATCATGAAGGCCGGGCGTGTCGTGGCGGTCCACTGCATGGATGTCATCCGCTTCGCCGGGGCCCACGGCTACCGCCACACCTACGACTACCCGTCCGACCTCCGGGCCGGGATGGAACGGGCCGGGTTCCGCTACCACGCCCGCATCGCCATCGACAAAGACCCGCAGGTCCAGGCGACCCGCACCAAAGACGCCAACCTCCTCTTCGTCACCCTGAAACGCAACGCGCTGGATTCGCACCCGCAGGCGTCCGAGTGCCTGCTGATCTTCCGCAAGCCCGGCGAGGCGGCGGCGAAGGTCCACGCCGACGACATCTCCAATGTCGAGTGGATCTCCTGGGCGCACCACATCTGGTACGACATCCGCGCCACCGATGTCCTCAACGCCGCGCTCGGCAAAGAACACGACGACGAGCGTCACATCTGCCCCCTCCAGCTCGGCCTGATCGAACGGTGCGTCCGGCTGTGGACCAACCGCGACGAAACCGTGTTCTCCCCCTTCGCCGGGATCGGCTCCGAAGGCGTCGAGTCCCTGCGCTGGGGACGCCGGTTCTACGGCATCGAACTGAAACGCTCCTACTTCGACACCGCCCGCCGGTTCCTCACCACCGCCGAATCCGACGGTGAGGTCCCCACCCTCTTCGACGTCGTCCCCATCGACGACGTGGGCCCCAGTGAGGCACTCGGGTGAACGCCTCCTGGTCCGTCAAACCCCAGCGGTATCTCCCACGCCCCAGGGGGAGACCGCCTCATCATCCCCCCAATTGAAGACCGGCCTCCAGACCCCGGGCCCCAGCGCTACAAGCGCTGGGGCCCTTGCTGTTTCACCCGACCCGGGCGGTCCCTCCCATGGATGAGCCTTACGCCTACACCCGCCACGAAGCAGCCGAGTTCCTGCGTGTCTCGTTGCGGACCATCGACGTCTTCATCGCCGACGGCACCCTCCCGTCGTCCAAGGTCGGCGGCCGGCGGCTCATCCCCGCCGCGGCGCTGCACCGCCTCGTCGACGGCGACAACGGCCACCGGGAAGCCTCATGACCGCCGGGCACCGGACCCGGGTCGAGGAAGAAAACGCCCGGCTCCGCCACGACGTTGTCGATCTCCGAGCCGACGTCGACCGCCTGGCCGCCGGCCTCTCGGTCGACACCATCGAGATGGAACGACTCCAACACGAAAACGTGTCGCTCCAAGCGGCGCTGGTCAGCCGCGTCATCATCGAGCAGGCCAAAGGGATCATCGCTGAACGCAACAACGTCGACCCCGAGACGGCGTTCCTGATCTTGCGCCGGTACGCCCGGACCCGGAACCTCCGCCTCCACGCCGTCTGCGCCGCCGCTGTCGCCAGCGCCGCCGAAACTGCCGGCGCGCCGCCATGGGGAGTCACCGCGTGAGAGTCCTGCCGCTCCTCGCCGCCCTGTGGGTCGCCTACATGTTCGGTCGGGCCATGGAACGGGCCCGGCACACCCCCCCGCCGCGGGCCCACCGACGGTTCCGGAAGGAAGCGACATGATCGGCCTCCCCACGAACCCCGGCGTTGTCGTCCTCGGCTGCCTGCTGCGCGACCCGGACGAAGGCCCCTGGGGGGGAGGGGCGCCTCACGGTCCGTCCCTTCCCCCCAGGCCGCCCTGCTTGAACTGTGACGGGACAGGCTGGACCAACGACCCGTACTACGGCGGCGTCGTCGGGGTCCCCTGCCCCGCCTGCCGAGGTGGTGGCTGATGCCCGAACACCAAAACTTCCCGTGGCGCGTCGGCCGCAGCCAGGGCCGCACCATCTACGTCGTCGTCGGCCGAACCGTCGGCGACACCGACGTCCTCATCGGCTGCCTTGATACCCGGGCGCTCGCCGCTGAAGCCGTCGCCTGTCACAACGCCAGGCTCGGATGGACCGACCCGGGGCAGAAGGAGTCGGAGTCGTGATCGCCGCCCTTACCTTCGCCGATCTCCGTGTCGCGCTCGACGATCTCACCGCCGAGTTCGATGAGCTCGACCTGGCCGGCCTCGATGGCGGCGACCCGGAGGCCGTCCAGGCCGCATGGTTGGCGATCACCCAGGTCTGCCGCGCTGCTGACGATCTGTGTGTGCGGGCCCGCCGGGTCCTCACCGCCGCCATTGTCCGCACCACCACTACGCAGGCCGGGCTCGTATGAATACCGACCGGTGGGGGGGAGTCGAACAGGCCTTCCCGGAACCGGACACCCTCACCTACAACGAATGGGTCCGGCGGGAAGCAGCCCTTCTCCACCCGTCGGCCACCGCGCCACTCTCCGATGGGCGGCCCCGTTGCATCGTGTGCGACAGGCCGTTCACCCCGAAGAAGCCCACGCAGCGGTTCGATTGTCGCCCGTGCCGGGTCTGGTGGCACACCGGCACCGGCTCCGCCGCGAGAAAGGCCAGCGCCGCATGAGCACGGTCGTCAGTACCGAGGTGCGCTGGCGGATCAGCAACGGGCTCAGCCAAAAGGGCCCGGTGGAATACGACGTGGTGAGGATCGTGAAGAGCGTGGAGAAACTGGCCGGGCCGTTCAGGACGAAACGGCAAGCGGAGAAAGCAATCGCGGCCGGCGTCCAGGAGCTCGCCGGCATAGAGGCTCCCTCGGGGGCGAGACCTCGTCTGGGTGGGCACGGCGATCGGCTGCCGCCGTCGGCCCCGCCCCGGTCGTGGGGACTCGAGGTCGCCCCCGAGGGACAAGATCCCCCGGCCGAGTGGGTGGCCCACTGGCGGACGCTGTACTTCGCCGCGCAGCACGAAATTGAGCGGCTCCAATCCCTGCTCGGGTCGGCCCCGGCGGATCTCACCGGTGGTGGGCCCCGCTACTGGCCGACCGACAAAGCCCGTGCTCTCCTTGACGCGACCCGGGGCGACGCCGCATGACCGGCCCCATTTTCATTGATTGTGAGACGAGCGGCCTCGATCCGTCCCGCCACGAGGTGTGGGAAATCGCGGCGGTGGAAGAAGACGGCACGGAGCACATCTGGCGTGTCGAACCTGACCTGACCTTCGCCGAGCCGGGCGCGCTGCGGATCAACGGCTACTACGACCGCACCGCCGCCATCGTCGAGTGGGACCAGCCCGAAGACGTCGCTGGCGCCATCGCCTACCTCACCGCCGACAAGATCCTGGCCGGCGCCGTTCCATCGTTCGACGCCGGGTTCCTCGAGCTGTTCCTCCGGGCCAACGGCTACTGCCCGGCCTGGTCGCACCGTCTCCTGTGCGTCGAAACCTACGCCGCCGGGCGGCTCGGGGCGCTCCCGGTCAGCCTGAGCGACACCGCCCGAGCGCTCGGCATCCCCATCCCCGACGGCCGCCATTCTGCTCTGGTTGATGCCCGCCTGGCCCGCGACGTGTACCTCGCCGTGGCCTTCCAAGACGCCGAGATCGTCGACGCCCCGGACCCCGGCGTCGACAGCACCACCGCAATACCCGCCACCACCTAAAACCCAACCGCGGGGGGTCCCCCCATGTTCATCGCCATTCTCGGCTCATACCTACTCGTGGCGGCCCTCGGGTTCCTCCTCGGGTTCACCATCGCCGGCCGCTTCGACCTCGTCAGCGACATCGCCGCTCTCGCCGACGACCCGACGCCGCGCGACGACATTCGGATCATCCGCTGGCCCCGGTCCGTCAACGGCGCCGCCACAGCCGCCTACGACTGGAGCGGCGAACCCGACGCCGACCGGTGGGGCGACGCGTCGTGACCGTCCTCGTGACCGTGGTCGACGAACAGACCGGCGACACCGAGACGACCCGGGTCGGTGACGGCGACTACATGCTGATCTGCGTCGAGCCGTGCCACCTCACCTACCAGCAGCACTACCCGACCAGCGGCAAAGCCCAGCTCACCGTCGCGGGACGGACGGCACAATGACAAAGCCGCTCGTCTACATCGCCGCGCCCTATACCAACCCTGACCCGGTGGAGAACACCCACCAGGTCATCTGGCTCGCGTCTCGCCTCGTCGATGACGGCCGGGTCACCCCTGTCGTTCCCCACTTGAGCCTCCTGTGGCACCTCGTCTCGCCCCGGCCCGTCGAGTTCTGGTACGCCTACGACCTCGAGCTCCTCGCCCACTGCGACGCCGTCCTGCGCCGCCCCGGGGCGAGCACCGGCGCTGACGCCGAAGTTGACGCCGCCGACCGGGCCGGCATCCCCGTCTTCGCGACGATCGAAGGTCTCTACCGGGCCCTCGACGACTGTGAGATCGTCGCGTGACCCACGTGTACCGCATCCGCTGCGATGGCTGCATGGCCGAGCTGGAACCGATCAACGCCGGCTACTGGTATCGCGTCGAACGCAACAACCGCCGCGACTTCGAGATCGCCGGTGACAGCGACGTCTTCGACTTCTGCGGCCTGCCGTGCCTGATGTCGTGGGCGGCCAGGCGGGAACTCATCGGCGCCATCGGGGCCAACCATGGGTGAAGCCACCGCGATCGGCTGGTGTGACCACAGTTTTAACCCGTGGTGGGGTTGCACCCGGGTCTCCCCGGCGTGCAACAACTGTTATGCCGAGGCGTTCGCCAAGCGCACCGGGAACGCCGTGTGGGGCAAGAATGCTGAGCGCCGGTTCTTCGGCGAGAAGCATTGGGACGAGCCGCTGCGGTGGGCGGCGAAGGCCGAGCGGGACGGTGTCCGCCGGCGGGTGTTCTGCGCGTCGATGGCCGACGTGTTCGAGGACCGCCGCGACCTTGACGACGACCGGGCCCGGCTGTGGGACCTGATCGGCGCCACGGGGCCGCTCGACTGGCTGCTGCTCACGAAGCGGCCGGAGAACGTCGAGCGCCTCGTGCCGGCCTGGTGGGACGGGTGCGGCTGGCCGGCCAATGTGTGGCTCGGCGCGACGGTGGAGGATCAGCGGCGGGCTGAGGAGCGGATCCCGGCGCTGATTGCCTGCCCGGCCCGGGTGCGGTTCTTGTCATGCGAGCCGCTCCTCGAGCCGATCGATCTCTCGTCGTGGCTGGACGATCTGCATTGGGTGATCGTCGGCGGCGAGTCGGGGCCGGGCGCGCGCCGGCTCGATCCGGCCAACATCGTGATGATCGTCACCGACTGCCGCCGTGCCGGCGTGCCGGTGTTCATGAAGCAGGCCGGGAAGCTGCTGGGGAAGGAATGGGGTTGCCCTGACACCCACGGCGCCCGGTGGGAGTCGTGGCCGGCGTGGGCGCGGCGGCGGGAGTTCCCGATCCCCGCTGAGGTGTCGCCGTGAGGTGCCCGGGCTGCGACGTGCTCGCCAGGTGGGGGACGTTCCCGCCTTCTATCAATTCGAACGAGGACCTGCCGTCGGACGATCCGTGGTGGTGCACGCCATGCCTCTCCGACAAGGTCCGGGCGGGCCCGGTGTGCCGCCTCGTTGTTGGCAGAGCTAGCCCTTTCCTCTTTCGGGGTGAAGGAGCGCCTGCGTCCCCGGCCGGGGGGACGTCAACCGGCGGTGGGTCACGGTACTCCCGCCATGGCGACGGGGGTCCGCCGAAGGTGTTCCGCTCTGCCAACCATCTCCGACTGATCACCGAAGGAGCCTGAATATGGGTACCGATGTTGAGCGGAGCGTGTCGCAGCATGACCGGGTGAAGGACCTGATCCAGCGGCAGCAGGGCCAGCTGGCCCGGGCGTTGCCGGCGCAGCTGAACGTGGACCGGTTCCTGCGGCTGGTGATGACGGAGCTGCGAACCGTCCCCCGGTTGATGGAGTGCACGACCGCCAGTCTGCTCGGGGCGGTGATGCAGATGGCGCAGCTCGGTCTGGAGCCGGGCAAGACCCTCGGCCATGGCTATCTCCTGCCGTTCAAGGACGGGAGGAGCGGCCAGTACGAGGCGACGTTCGTGCTCGGCTACAAGGGCATGATCCAGTTGGCGTACCGGTCGCCGAACGTCGCGGCGATCTTCGCCCGGGAGGTCCGCGAAGGCGACGAGTTCAACTACGGCTACGGCCTCGACGGCGACGTTCTCCATCACCGGCCGTTGACGACGTCGAAGCGGGGCAAGCCGTACACGTGGTATGGCCTGGCCCGCTATAAGGGTGGCGGCCACTACCTCGAGGTGATCGGCCCCGACGAGGTGGACGAACACCGGGCCCGGAGTAAGAGCCCGGACAGCCCGGCGTGGAAGAACGACTACTCGTCGATGGCCCGCAAGACGGCGATCCGGATCATGGCGCCGTTCCTGCCGCTGACCGCCGAGGTGGCCCGGGCCATCGAGCAGGACGAGCAGGTGGTGCACGTCACCGCCGACGGCGAGGTGTTCGACCCGGCCAGCGGCGAAGTGTTCCGCGACGCAGCGCCGGCCCCGCCGCCGGCGGGGGAGACGTTCGACGCCCCCGGAACCGAGCCGTTCTAGATGCCGGTCGACTACGCCCGCACCTACGGCCGGAAACCGACGAAGGCGGCCCGGAAACTGGCGTGGGTCACGGAGCAGTGCCGCCGGGCCCGGGCCCGGGGTGATCAGCGGGAAGCGGACCAGTGGGACGCCGCCCGGGCGGAACTCGAAGCGCTCCTCGGCCGGCTCGGCCGGTGCCGGTGCTGTGGTCGGGAACTGCACGATCCCGTCAGTGTCGCCGATGGGATCGGCCCTGAGTGTCGCCGGCGTCAGACGTCGGCGGCGAAAGTGACGGACCGGCTGTGGTGACGTGGACGTGTCGATCCCGGGAGGGGGCCGGAAAACGAGATGCTCGGGGAAGTGCATCCTACGGACCCGGCCCCTCCCGGTATCGGCACGTCCAGGTGGGGGAGCGGTGAGCGGCATCGCCGCCGGTTGGGTGCTCCGGCACGGGCCGCCCGACAAGGCGATGCGGTCGGTCCTGCTCGTCATCGCCGCCGCCGCCAACCGGGACGGGGAACATTCCCATCCAGGCCTCCAGTCGATGATGGAGAGCTCGCTCTACTCCCGGGCGTCGGTGTTCCGGGCGTTGGTCCGTCTGCGTCAGGAAGGTTGGGTCGTTGTCGAAAAGGGCCGACGCCCGGGCCTGTTCACGGTGTTCCGGATCCCCGGTGTGCGTGACCCGTCCTGGACCCCCAGCGAGGTCTCACCACGAGACCTTAACCACCGAGAAGAAAAGGTCTCACCACGAGACCTTAATGGGGGTCCAATAGGTCTCACTGATGAGACCTCAACGGGGCCAATAAGGTCTCATCCACGACAGGGAAAGGTCTCACCAGTGAGACCTCAATCGCCGATCGCGCCTTGTATTAGATCTACGGTTTTAGAGAACGGTTTGTTCGCGGCTGACGCCGCGATGACGGGGCCCACCGGAAACGGCTCGTCGAAGGTCACGGAAACCGACCCCGTCAAAGGCGCCGCGCACCGCCTGGCCGTGCTCGCGTTCGAGCAGCCTGTGAAGCCTGTGACTCGAGGGCGGTTCCCGGCCGTGATGGCCCGGCTCGAAGAGGCGCTCCGGGCCGGCATGGCCGAAGGCGACCTGGCCCGGGCCATCCGGGCCGGGCCGGTCACGTGGACCGGCAACGGCCTCACCGCGGCGGTGAGCATCAGCCAGCCCCGCCAGCGGGGCGGGGGGCATTCCTCGTCGGAGACGGGGCTGCGGATGATCCAGGACGGGAGACGACGATGACCCGAGACGAAGCGATCGGCATCTGGGTGATCCTCTCGGCGGCCGCGCCTGGCCGGGAACTTACCGAGTCCGACTTCGAGATCCGGGCCGAGCTGATCGTCGACCTCGACTTCGCCGATGCCCGCGACGCCGCGGTCCGGCTCGCCCGCACGGCGAAGTGGCTCCCGTCCGTCGCCGAGTTCCGGGAGACGGTCTGCGCCCCGGCGCTGCCCGACGCCGGCGAGGCGTGGGGTGAGGTGCACCGGGTCGTGCACCGCCTCGGCTGGATGACCCCACCGACCGAAGGGGACTTCTCCGACCCGCTCATCCTCCGGGCCGTCCAGTCGCTCGGCACCTGGCAGGACGTCTGCGCCGGCGACGAGGCGATCACCCGGGCCCACTTCCTGAAGATCTACCCGGCGCTCGCCGAACGGGCCCGCCGCCACGCCATCGCCGGCCCGCCGGTCCACGCCGCGCTCCCGGCTGGACCGACCGGCGGGAGCCTCCCCGACCTGCGCATCGACCGGGACCTCCAACCGTGACCCGCACAGCGCACACGTACCGGTGCCACACCTGCGGCGAGGTGTCGGCCAGCTGGGCCGCCGCCGAACGACACGCCGACGCCCACCACGGCGCCCGCATCGACATCGAGATCACCACCATGACCGAAGGAGGCTGACCCATGGACCTGACCACGATCACGATGCCCAAGGACGAAGCACAGTCGAAGTTCGAGGAGTACCGGGCGTCCGTCCGCCGTCGCCACAACCGGGAAGACGAGCAGATCATGCGGGGCTACCGGGCCCTCGCCCGAGGCCAGCAGATCATCGACCTGCCCGCCACCATCCGCCAGGGCGGCACGACCACCATGCCGAGCCGCTACGGCCTGCCGATGTGGCTCCCGCAACTCGCCATCATGCGGGCTGACCAGCCGTGGTGCCACGCCAGAACCACCGACCAGGGCCGGGTCGAGTTCCACCACCTGGGCCGTCCGAAGAGCGGGGAGCGACGGAACTACATCCCACTGCCCGCCGAGACGCTTACGCCCCCGGAGGGCACCCAGTCGTGCTCCTGGTGGACCGCCCGGGCGATGGTCCCGCCCGTCCCGCCGGCCCTTCGCCCGGCCGACAACATCGGCAACTACCACATCCTCTGGGAGGCCGAATGGCAGCGGGTCGCACCCAAGGACCCTGCGCTGCTGAAGCACATCAGTGGCGACCTCTACGCCGTCCTCGCCGTGTGGGACCTCACCGAACTCGAACGGGCCGTCCTCGCCGGCCGGTTCGCCACCTGACCCCCGAACCGGAAGGGATCGAAACACATGCCTGAGGAGACCAAGGTCCGCCCGTTCAGCGAATGGGTCGCGGCGCACCGCCGGGGTGAACTCGACCTGGAGATCACCGCCGCGCTGGCCGAGCTGACCAGCGCGGTGCATGACCTGGGGAAAGCCGGGTCGGTGTCGCTCAAGATTTCGGTGAAACCCGGCGGGGGTCGGGGCCGCACCGTCCTCGTCGTCGACGCCGTGACGGTCAAGGCTCCCGAAGCGGACCGGGAAGCAGCTGTGTTCTTCGTCGATGGCGCCGGGAACCTCCGCCGAGACGACCCGTACAACGAGGCGCTGTTCGACCGTGAGACCGGTGAGGTGCACGAATGACCACGACGAACAACATGGGGGCCAGCGAAGTCGAGGCGGTGGCCAGGATCGTGCACGAAGCGGGGCTTGGGAAGCCGGTCCTGATGTCCGGCGAAGTCGACGAGGAAGGGGTGTGGACCGTCACCACCCCGGCCGGGTGGCAGCGGGAGTTCTTCACTGTCGAGCCGGCCATGCCGTGCCCGGCGATGTCGCGGGGCGAGGTGTGTGTCCACAACGCCGTGTCGTTCGCCGCCGCGGTGCTCCAGCGGCGCCTGGCCGAGCTCCTCCCGGTCATCTACGCCGACGAGACCGCTCTGTCGCTGGTGGCGGTCCTCAACGACGACCACGACGTCACGCCGGGCTGGCGCGACTACCGGGTTCGTCTCGCCCTGCGCCGGTCGCCGGAGTGGGAAGCGTGGCGGGCCGTCGACACGGCCACCTGCGCCGGCGGCCTGCTCTCCCAGGAGGCGTTCGCGGAGTTCGTCGAGGACCACCTGGCCGACATCGTCGAACCGGCTGCGGCGGACATGCTCGAGATCGCCCAGACGTTCCACGCCACCGTCGCCTCGAATTTCCGGCAGGGGGCCCGGCTGCGCGACGGTCGCCGCCAATTCAACTTCGAGGAAGACATCGACGCCAAAGGCGGCGAAACCGGCGAGATGGTCATCCCCGCCACCGTCCGCCTCCGCCTCCGCCTGTTCGTCGGTGGCGGCCCCGTCGCCACGACCGCCCGGCTCCGGTGGCGGCTCCGGGAAGGGAAACTCACCCTCGGATTCAAACTCGACCAACCCGACGACCTTGAACGGGTCGAGTTCACCGGAGCGGTCGTCTCCGGCGTCGAAGAAGCCCTGAGCCTCACCGCGATCGCCGGGGTCGCCCCGAAGCAGGCGGTCTGCCGCGAACCCGCCCACCGCCTCGGAGGTGACGTCTGATGTTCGAGTCGACGCTGGAGGCCGCGTCCGGCGGGCTCACCCCGGACGAAGAACTTCGCATGGCCATCCTCGGCGAGGCCATCCGCCACCACGGCGGGGTAGGTGACTCTGCCGGCGTCGTCGCCACGGCCAAGGCGTTCGAGGACTACATCCGCGGACCCAACCAGGTCGCGGTGACGACCGACGAGGCGAAGACCCTGTGAGCGCGGCCCGGTTCCAGGTCGAAGGGTTCTACGGCGCCGTCATCATGAAGGAGTTCACCCACTCGCTCGACGGCCAGATGTACGCCGTGTTCGTTGGGACCGTCAGCATCATCGAAGACAAGAAGATGCTCGGGTTCGACGTGTCGGACCGGGAAACGAACTGGGTCGCCAGAGTCGACGGGCCCCACCACTCGTACAACTTCGCCGGCTGCCAGGTCAAAGGCGTGGTCGCCATGGACGGCCCTCCCGACCGGCCCGGGACCAACACCTTCATCGTCCCGTGAGCCTCACCGATGCCATCGGGTGGGGCACCGCGATCGGTGTCGCCATCGTCCTCGCCTGGTTCGTCTTCGATCGCTTCCTCGGTGACGGCGTTGACGTCATCGAAGGGTCGGGCGCCTGTTCCTGCAACGGCGGCACCGAGCCCGGCGACGGAGCGGGGTCCGGGGCAGCGACGTGAGCGACGCCATGCCCGCCCCGACGTCCACCTACACGCTGCGCCGCCACCTGGCCGACGACCATGGCGACGACCGGCGCGGTGCGGCGTGGGCCGACCTCGAGGTCCTCCACGACCACGCCCACAGCCACGAAGGAACCGGCCACACCCACGATCCCGCCCCAGTGAAGCCCAAGGGTCCGCGATGAGCGACCTCGACGGCGGCGCGCTCGGCGGTGACTGCGTCGACTGCGGCCTGTGACCCTCCCCACCCTTGGAAAGAGGAGGCCACACCGATGCCTGACAGCGCCGAATATGTACGGGTCACCTGGGGCGTCCCGACCGACCGCCCGAGCGGAAATCCCTGCTTCGGATGCGGCCGACAGGTCCGTACCGAGAGGCGAACGCCGGTTCGCTGGCCCAACGGGGAGACGACCACCGAGGCCGTCTGCTCCCGATGCTCTCGGAGGTACCCATGACCGACCAGCCCGCCGATTTAGTACGGAATGAACGCCAGAGCGAAGAGGGCTGGTGTTGTCGTGATTCGTGCTGCGGTCCAGGCTCGTGGTGCTGTGCCCACGCCAACCCGCACGAGCACCCCGAGGAGCTGTGCCGTCCGCAGGGGCAGCCCTGGATCGACGGGGGTGGCGCATGAGCGGCAGCGGGCAGGAGGCCATCAAGGCGGTCATCGCCGAACTCCAAGCCGAGAACAATCGGCTTCTGACTCAGGTACGCCGGGTCGATCAGAAATACGGCCCGTTCGAGGAGTTCCGCTACTGGCGGGAAGCCGCCCAGGACGACGGGACAGACGATGCCTGACATTCCCCTCACTCTGCGTGCTGCCCTCGTAAAGCAGGTGGAGGACCACCTCGTTCGCTTATTGGCGCTCCGGTATTCGAGACGCACTGCCCCCGTCATAGCAACAGGGTGCGCCAACACGGTGGTCGATGCCATCGAGGAACTGTTGACGCTTCACCCCGACGCCGAAGCCCTCCGGACACTGATGGCCTGGTGGTTGCGCCAGTTCGAGGAACAGGGGATCGAGCCTTGTTTCTGCATCTACCACGCCGAGACTGGCGAGCGGACGGACAACCCGCACTGCCCCCGTCACAGCAACCCTCGACAAGTGGTCGAGGCCGAACTGATCGACGGGAGTCCTGATGGATCTTGAAGACTTCTCCGAGGCCGATCTCATGCTCAACCTGGAGGGTCAGATCCTCAACGCCCTGACGAAGCACGGCGGGCAGATCATCCAGGCCGGACCTCAAATGGACAGCCTCATCAAGGACTTCATCGAGGACGTACTGACCCACCCCGACCGCCGTCGCTGGGCCGCTGAGTACCTGCGCCGCCTGCAACTAATCGACGGTGAAGCCGATGGCTAACCCGACGGCCGAGAGCCTCAAACGTCACAAAGAATGGCTCGACCTCACCAAATGCAAATGCGACTACGTCTACAAGATCGAGTCACCTCGCATCGACAGTTTCGGGGGCTGGCTGCGGATGACAACCCATCCAAAGTGCCCCGAGCACGCTCTCTGTCAGGGCTACACCTTCAAGGTTCGGGCGAAGGAGTGGAACGGCGAATGGCTCTACTGCAACGTCCACGGCCGGAAGAACTGCCCGAAATGACGTGGCTACCGGTGGTGCTCGTTGTCTCCTACGGCATCTGCCTGCTTCTGTGGGCGTGGGGGGCGATGAAGGAGCCTCGCCCTGGCCCTACCGACGCCTCCTGGTGCGGCGAGTGTGGCACCTCCGATGACCCCTGCCGGTGCGAGCTAGGTACGCCAGTGGTGCCCGAACTGATCGACGGTTCGGGTGACGCTGGGACACTGGAGCCATGACGAAGCTCTCGTCCACCGATCCCGAGCCTCCCGTCGGGTCGGTAGTGGTTGATTGCGAAGGCCGCCGCTGGCGCAGATTCGAGGAGGGCC